AAAAAAACACCACCAAACAAGGAAAAACCTTTCCAAACAAGAAAAAACACCAACAAACAAGGGAAACACCTTTCAAGCAAGGGGTATCTTCCAATCAAATGTAAAAGTTTGCAAGTGGTAGGAGTTTCCCGTCAAGGCAAGGCGGTTGTGAGTGATGGTGGGTAGATATTGTTTATTAGTATGGGGTGATGCGGAGGAAACCAAGGGAAAACGGGGGCGGCGATGGCGTGGGGTCGGCCCCGCTGGTCGTCCGTTCCCTATTCTCCTTTGGCGTTAGTGTAATATTAAAAATCGGATAGTGATATGACGAAAGAAGAAGCAAGAAACGTATTTGGCGGTAGTATAGTAAATAATCTGCTGTCGCTAGGGGCTGAGCCTACCAACGTGGTAAGGCAAGACGGGTTGATAGAATGGAAAAGTGATGGGTGTATAGAGGTAGGAGGCGTCCATGTATGGGCTTACTATTACTTCGAGGATGGTGAGGACGTTGATAGGTGCGATTGGGAGGATCATATGGAGATAGAGATAGAGGAATGTTGGATTTAAAATCGGTTGATATGAGATTCATGTATTTAATGGAGCTTAGTGGAAAGGATATATACGTAGGCGACAAGAAGTGCAAGAGAGTAAAAATATATGTAGGCAGGCCGTTGAGGGATACGCCTAAAACCTATAAACGAATAGGCGGATTTGTAGCAAAAGAACTATCCAACGCTTATAACAGCGGTTGTGTTTCCATCTATGAAGCAAAGGATAAAACGCTCAGATATTCGGTTTATCGAGACGGTTGTTTTTATCCTTATTACGGGAAATTAGAGGTGCCAGAATAATACCAAGGGGAACGGACGGCGGTGTCACGGCGTGGTAGGTCACGGGTGTCGGCTGCCGTTTTTTCTTTGGCGTGGTAATATAAAACACTAATAACATGGACGAGATTATGAAATTACAAGATGAAGCGCTGCTTTATCTACGGGATAATATTACGAGAGAAGAGGCGTATTATATCCTTACGAAAGAGAATGAAATGACGGAGGTTTTAATAGCTAAGAAGAAGGATGGAAGTAAACGTATCAAGATTCTTGATATGGAATATACTATCGAGAGGGACGATATGTTGCTGTTGTTCGATACTGATGGGATAATAGACGAATGTCTTTTAACATCCAGCCACATAGGGATAAACATGTATTTCCGTCGGCAAGATATTCGGGATATACTATCCAAGAAATTGGAGGTCATGGAATACCGGTATATAAAGATCCATGTCGATAATATACCGGTAGTAGAGAAACGTCGTGTTATTCTGGATCTAACCGGGCATAGGGTGGATCGTAATGACCGTGATAAGATAGATTTTATGTTTGTTTATTATATGGCAAGATTATGCGTGTAAGAAGAACTGTAAAAGAGAAGGATGTTGTAAAGATATTGGTATTTGGGTGTGATAGGAAGCTTATTAAATCATCAATGGATTCTGGGTTTAGAAGCATGTCGGCGGTATTATCTTACGCCAATTGCATGGCGGGGAATAAACCTGTGAATCATATTCGGGTATCGAATGAGAGTCGTGGATGGTGTGGCTCATATACCTTATATGGGAAGGAAATAGATTAGTCGGATAGTGAACAACAAAGGAGGTGCGTATGAATAATATTATAACAAACGCCAATGGTGTGAAGGTAAAAGTAAGAGTATATGACTTTGGCGATAAAGCGGTTGATAGATATACTATTGTGTGTGTAAGCAGTAAGGATAAAGACCGTAATGGGGTTGTATATTATTCGGTATTTGCTTGTAGTTCAAACCCGTTTCATCCGCAGGGTGTAGGTATGTATGTGGGGGATTATTACCCATGGAAGAGAGGAGTATACAATTTTGGGAAAAGGGTTAAGGATATAACATCCTTATCAAAAGAAGTGATTGAATATATAAAAGAAATAACAAGATGAACGAGATAAGCTATAATAATTATGATTTAGTTGCTTTCGAGCAGAATGGAGAAGTGGTAGTAGCCGTAACATTCTACAGGTATTATAAGAAGAAAGCTAAAGGTGAGGTTAATTACAGGTGGAAAACCAGATGCCCGGAATTGGTGGATAAGATCGTAAAACACCGTACCAAGGTATTTACCGGTCAACTTATCCAGTTAGCGAAGGCGTATGGGGAGAAAAAGGTTATAAAATATCAAAAGGAGGAGGAAGGAGTATGTCAAAATACGATAGAGACGCTATAGAGATATATATACTGGATCATATAGATACAGATAATTATGGTAAGCAGTTTAAATACGATAGGGAATATATGTCTTTTATGCTTAGTGTATTCAAGAATGAGTATAAAGAACATATCAAAAGGGATGGAATTAAGAAGGCTTTTGAGGATTACATAATGAGCGTTCCGTCTATATTCAGGATTCATATAGCGGATTGTGATATTAGATATTTATTACGTTCATGGGGAGTGGAGTTTGATGAGGCGGGGCGGAAGGATATATCATGATCGTACGTGTACGGATATGATCCGGGGTCGGTTCCCGGCGCCTTGGCACAACTTAATTAAATATAGATAATATGGACAATGTTTTAAAAAGAGCGGCAGCGGAACTGAAAGAAGCCGGTTGCAGGGTTTTTGCGTGGCAGGATGATACTTATAATAGAGGTTGGAGTAAGGGTGATTATATAATGTTGTATTACGCCTTCCCTGATTCGCCTAACATCGGGTATCTGAGTCATGGGGAATATGGAATGAGCGTAGCATATAGCAGAGCCTATATACCGAGCCGTGGGAGTGGATCGGGATGTGGTATCAAGGAGGAAGCTACGTTCGACCTTGCGACGGCACTGGATGTGCTAAACGAGCCATTACCTAGGTGGTGCAAGTCTTATGGGGTTTATCCAGAACAATATAAGAATATTGATAGATGGTACAATAGCGATAATTATAACAAAAAATATTTAAGGAGATTTGATATGGAGGTAAAAGATTGGGAAAATCTGGTTTTGAATACAGAAGTAGGATCACATTGTTTTGTTACGCTGATTGATGATAAGGACATCAGTAGAGGTTATGCGCAAATCAGACGTGCGGAGCATTTCGGGTATAACATCTGTTTTACAAGGTTATACGGGAATAAGTTTTATTTTGAGAAGATAGAGGAAGGTCGTACGCAACAATACATCAATAGGAGGAAATAAAATGGTGATAGAGTTTGATTTCGAGATATACAAAAACGGAGATTACGATAAGGTATATCTACGTAACGGAAAAGAGGCAAGAGTATTATGTGATAATGGGAAGGGTAATAGTCCTATGGTCGTGATGATTGAGGATGATAAAGCGGATGATTATATTATTCTTCGTTATAACGAAACTGGCAGGAGGAATATCAATGGTCAATCGGGTCTCGATCTTATGTTATCGGTAAAAGAACGGGAGCCAGAGTTGTGGGTTGTTGTTATATCTTACATAGATAATAAGGATAAGAGGCAAAAGATGGTCTTACCTAATTTTTTCTCAAGGAATATAGGAGGAAATATATATCTTCAAGGAAGCTCTAAATCGAATGTATCATATTATGTTGGTAGGTTAGAAGAAGATGGGTGCTTCGATGAGCTGTGCGAGAAGATAAGGGTAAAAAGAGATCGTATTTATAACATGGAAATAATATCACTATCAGATGACAAGGCGACAGTTTAATCAGTTGATAAATGAGCTAGACGGCAAAAGCCCGTTTATCGTATTACATAGGGATGCCGTTGCGCCTAAATACGTGGGCGTGGAGGTGTCGAAGGATGGGATGGTATACAGATATGCGATAATAGGGATAAACGATGAGTATAAGGCTAAAAAAGCCCTTATTTCGAAAATATTAGGCATAGCTAGTTACCTAAATGGCAATAAGCCCTTAAAAAAAGGTTAATTAGATGTATTTATGACCTGCGGCATCATATACGATATAATGCCATAAATGACGTTGTATAGAGGATATGTATGATAATATGATAGATAACGCATTCGTGTCTTGATATCATAATATTATGCCATTATATCCTCTTTTTGTATAAAAAAGATAACAAATGATATAAACATCTTGAATATGGATGAGATTAATATAGGAGATGAAATTGTGTTTAATATAACCGGCAACCATAATATAGGATACACTAAAGGAGAAAAGTATATCGGGACAGTGTTAAGTAGGGATCACCGATCACGCCTTTATGTACGGACGATAGGAATGCCTAGGGCTTGTATTGATGAACGGGACGTGGATAAGATTATTGATACGGGTGATGATTTTGATATGGATGAGGCGATCCCGAATCCTGTGGCAAGGGAGTTGTATAAGTTGATGAGCAGGTATATTTATACGTTCGGAAAGTCTCATGAAAATATAAACGGATATATCGTGTATGAGTGTATAATGATGGGTAGGGATTTAAGACACAATGTTATGTGCCTGTTACATGGTCGTGGATTTGAGATACGGCATATTGATAGTTATTCTTGGTGGATGACTAATGAGAGGCTGATGTCCGAGGTAACATATGCGGAGGGGGATATTCATATAGTTGTTCATGAGTGTATGGAGGATTATGTGGATAATGTGAGATTTGAAGAGGAGTTTTATAAAAACAAGGGAACGTGATAAGATACTTACTTGTGATGGCGATGATAATATTGACACCACCAAAAGGGAACGGAGGCATGCCCCACGCCCCAAGGCCTGCCGTGGTAGAGGCACGGGTATGGGATAAGCTGGCGGCCGCCCTGTCTTTCGTGGAGTCAAGGGATAACGATCGAGCGTATAACGTCTCATCCGGGGCTTTAGGGAGGTGGCAAATGAAAAAGGTATACGTTGATGAGGTTAATAGGATATTACGCCTTAAACGGGATAAAAGGAGATATAGATACGAAGATCGAACGAATCCTGTCAAGGCTAGGGAAATGTTCGAGATATATCAATCTCATCATAATCCAAATAGAGATATAGATCGGGCGATAAAACTACATAGGGGATTACATTCTCCCAAATATGTTAAGGAGGTTAAAATAAAATTGAGGAAATGATATGAATAAAGAGGTGCTGATAAGTATGGTCAATAGCGGTAAGATAAGATTCATTCCGTTAAGAAAATGTTTTTTGTGTAATGAGTATATAGGATACAAATTCGTCAGGATGTATAATGGAAATACAATACCAGTGTTTTCTGGTGGATGTAGGTGTTGTGGCATGAATAATGGGACGTTATCAGAAAGGACTTGGGATGAGGTGTTTGATGTTGTCAAAACGGCACAAAACAAGCCTATAGATGAGAGAACGGAGGAAGATGAATTTATATTAAATAGTTTAATATAAGGAGGTATTGTATATGAAATGGGTGATAATAAAAGGCGTTAGATACCCTATCTCCGTGGTGTCAGCCTTCGCTGCGTATTACGGGGATAATCCCTTTTTGAAGATAAGGATAAGAAACAAATATCACATAATTTATTTTGATAATATGGATTATCTGAATATTCAGATAAGGTATTTGATTAACAACTATCCTGACTTCGTGCAGATAGGGAATTGGTATATATCCAAGAAGCAGGTGATGTCGTGGGCACCCAAGGGGCAGGCCGTGGACGGGTCGGGCTGGGTCATATCCTTTTATCTGTCTTTTGGCTTGGAGAACAGTACTCAAATTAAGTTCGACAAGGAAGAGGAGCATCAAAGAGCTTTAGATTGTTTAAATGAGAAGTTCAATGTAATATTATGAGTTGTATCATGAAAACCATGATACTTAGAGGAGTATTGAGACTGATGGTGATCAAGGCAAATGATGTTATTTAATTTTAAAAAAATAAATTGTTATGGAAATGAAAAAGTATTTATCAGTTTATTTAGAGAGTGGATATCTTTTTGACGATATGTCAGAAAGATTAAAGTGGTTTGAGATTGATAAAATCTTGATCAGTTTTACATATGGAGTAGTTAGATATGTAGGAACATGGGGAGGATGTAGGACTGAGAAGACATTAGATGGGAAATTATTTTATTCGTCCGAAGAATGTTTTAAAAAGGATAAGAGCATCCCTAAGACAAAACTATCAATATATGATGTTTTTAAGTCATTATATGGATTCGCTCCAATAGGTGATGTGTGGAAATGCAAAAACGGAAGAGCTGTCAAGGGTGAGTTGGAATATTTTGATATTGAAATAGATAATAAAGGAAAAATTTATTGTAAGGAAACATATTACAGAACATGTGAAGATGTGTATAGATTTAATGATTTAACCGTAGTTGACAAGAATGGAGACATAAGATTAGTGAAATCATTAAAAAGTAGATTAATGCTTAGTGATGATCAATTAGATGTCGTGGAGAGAATGAAAGGCATCATTGATGACATGGTTAGGTTAAAGATGATTATGTATATTGATCAAGACTATAATCTTTGTTTTCTGCCTGGAGATAAAATAGAAGATTTGACAATGGATGAAACAGATGGATTTGTGGATACCACCGGTATAGTGACATCTATAAAATCTAAGGATGTGGTGGAGTTTTATGTAGAAAACCCATTCGTAAAGATAAAGGATGAGTAATATCTGAATCTGGGTTGTGGTGGTTCGTGAGAATAGCCACAATCATATCTCTAAACGTGAACATAAGGAGGTACGTATGTCATTCGATTGACGTTAGGGATCTAGTTATATTAAAAGAGGAGGAATTATGAAAGAGATTGTATTAAAACTGTATGAGTTTGATGAGCTGTCAAAAGACTCACAAGAAAGGATCATAGAGCGTGAGCGTTGGAATGTAATGGAGCAATGTATGGATGCTTATGACATAGACTATAAAAAGTCAATGGAAGCCTTTGAAGATCTGACAGATACTAAGGTTTATGGTTGGGAAGTTGGATACGAGAGATATGATTTTAGTTATGAGTTTAAATACAAAGATCCTATTTATGAACATCCTACAGATTATCATCGTGATATATTCCCTGATAATCTATGCGGCAAATTACTGTTCAGATATATCAACAACAATATTATGCCATATATTATCAAGGGCAAGTATTTCTCCACGTCAGGTAAATATATTGATGGGAAATACAAATACAGGCACAAGTATAGTAGGGTGATGTTTGACTATGGAGATAATTGCCCATTGACAGGGATGTGTTATGATTATTATCTCCTGAAACCTATAATTGATTATTACAATGTATGGTGTACTTATCCGGAGGATTTTTCTTTAGAGGATCTGATGAGGCAATGTTATGATAACTTCTTCAAGTCATGGCATGAGGAGTATGAGTATTGGGCTGATAATGAAGATGCGATACGTGAGGAGCTTCATCATAATCAGTACGAAAATCAACTTTATTATGAGAATGGGGATGTGTATGTTGGACAATTAAATGAAATAGCATGAAAACACAAGAAGAATATGCCCGTGAGATTGACGAGATTGTTCGTCGTGATGTAGAGAGTTGCCAGATTGACTGGTTTAAGATTGATAAGGAAATATTCATGCTTCCGGAAAACAAGAACAAGACATTTATTCTCGGAACACGAAAGACAGGATGTGATTTGTTGATACTGGGAGGCACTAATTGTGATGAAAGTTATTTGGATGGGGTTTTTGGGTGTCTTGGTAATGAGAAATTCTATGTTTGCCAGCCAATATCTCTTTATGAGACAACACGAAATATCCAGGAAAGACCTGCCTTGTACGCTTTTAAAATAGCGACCGAGTATTTCAGGGCGCATGGAATGGTTCCCGTATTTGAAAATTCACATTGTAAATTGATGAGATTATGAATATAGAGATAATAAGATATAGGCTTCCAGTTTATTGGGCTTGCCCGTTAATCGATGATGATTACGCTGGATTAACGGATAAAGAATGTGAGGAAATCAAACACTTCTTGGAAGCAGCAGAAGGTTATCCGGTAGATGTAGATTGGGAAACACAAGGATTCTACAGTTATAATGACGCAGGAACACTCCCCGGAGAATGCGCGGATTTTATTTTTCACAAGTATAATGATTAAACTAAAATGATATGGAAACTGCAAACAAACTAATTTATAAGCAAACAAATTATTTTAAAGAAGACGGAGAGGAATATAGAATAATAGTCACTATATCTTTAGATGATGATTGTCATAACAATATATGTGACTGGGGCATAACGGCTGATATCAGACGAAAAAACAAATATGGACGATATGAGGAGTATATGGGAGGTTGCTGTCACGGTGAAATTGCGAAGTATGTTCCAGAATTGGCAAAATTCATACCATTACATTGCTGTAACCATTATGGTGCTCCTATGTATCCGGTGGAAAATGGTACGTATTACATAAAGAATAGCGATAAGTCTGCAGCTATTGAATATTTACGTATATCAGACAAGGAATATTCCAAATTATCTGAAGCGGTAGACGATAAGATGTATTTCAAGTATCTGCTTTTCAATCTTGGGATTGTGGATAGATGGAAAAGAGAATCAGACGAGCTTCTTGTTGAACTTGAAGACCTGTGTGGAAAGAAATGGGTTAATCCATATAAGCTGGAAGAAGAAAAGTTTACCCTAATACTAACAGACAAGGAACGATCTTTTATTGAAGAGCGCATTGAAGCTGGGTATTATTCCATAGAAAATATAGAAAAACGCCGGGAAGAGACTCATAACACAAAGATGATGAAAGAGCGTGCCAAGATTTGTGAACTATATGACAAACAAATTAGAAAGGCAGAAGTTGGGAAGAAGATAATACTCTGTGTGTTTGATCATGGATTATCTGTTGATAATGTAATATATTATAATCATACGAACACGTTAGTCTTTAACTGGTGTGATCATATAGAAAAAATCACTAAAGAAAAGTTTGATGATTTCGTAAATAACGTAGATCGTTCCCGACTTCCGGAAGGAATTAAATTTGAGTTAAAGTAATTTTTAGTCTACACATAATCACTATCAGAAAAATGAACAAGATTATAGAAGATTACAAAAAGATAGTTGCCGGCAACAAAGCCGGCAAAAACATCTGCTTTATGTCAAGAGGAGAATACGCTGATCCGAAAATAGCGTACAAAGGTATCCTCATGAATTACTGGGATGTGTATGATTGTATGGATGAGGTAGAAGAACCGACAGATGATGATTGGTTAAACGCAGTAAGTAATTTGTTTGACTCATATACATATGATGTTGAGAATACGGATGTTGATAAATTCAAGATGTCGGATGTAATGAACGTATATCGTATTATTAATCTGTAGTTGTATAACAAAAAATATTGATATGAACAACTCTATGGTCGCTCACTTATGGGCAAATGAAAAGAAAGAATCCGGAAAAGGTAGTAATCTTTTCTTTGAAGGTAGAAGTATTTATTCTTATGGTTATCATTTTGAGGTTGGAAGAATCGTAAGAAATAAGTGTGGTGAAAAGGCGTATTTGCTTAACGATGAGTATTATTCTTCTTCTACCTGTAAACATCAACGTTGTGTTCGTAGTGCAATACCAACTGGTTCAAAGGTATTTTCTGTTGGATATAATATGTCTGATGATGGTAGCATGGCTTTTATCACCAGTCGATTGGAGCTTATCAAAGAGGTTATCGAGAAATACAAGAAGGTCAGAACAAGCCTGTCTTATAGGGATGTTTGGGGAGTATTTAGAAGTCTAATGGATTATATTGAGTTCTTTAATATGGGTACTCCCGAGAGCCTTCTTAAAAAGAGCGCAAACAACTGGATTGGAACTAAACATGCGTTATCTTATGAATCGGATAAGATTAAAAGTGAATATGTCCATGAGTTAAAGCGTGTGTTTGAGGTATTGCTAAATCATCAAGCGTTAGAAACTTTAGGGACGACCAATGTGATAGTAGATGAGATTTGTGGTGAAGGAACGTGGGCTGGGTATGTGGCCAGATGTCAGAGATGGAAAGATAGTCAGGCGAAAAAAGAGGCTTTAATTTTTGAAAAAAGAAGAAAAGAAAAAGAAGATCGCAAGAAAAAATTTGAAGAACAGATCGAGATGTGGAAGTCTGGCAAGATTATGGAATTATATCTACATTATTATTTGGAGGATGACCAGCCTAACGTATGGCTTCGCATCAAGAATGGCATAATTGAGACTAGCAAGAATATCAAGATAGGACGAGCTGAGGCTGAGAGACTTTGGAAATTGATAAAGTCCTTCCATAATGGCAGTAAATTCCAACATGATATGGTATTGGATACAACCGGTCACAAATGGAAGATCAATAGCTATAAGAATGATATATTGGTTGCTGGATGTCACAGGATCGCATATAGCGAGATGGAGGGTGTTGCGAGACAATTAGGATGGGATTAAACAGATATCAACTAACATTTGAGAGCTATGGCAATCACTATCAGATTTACGGGAGAAACATCCAAGATGTCATGGGTGGCGTTACCGGTGGAGCCGGCGTATATGGGTAGGCGGTCGGGGAAGACAAGGCGCAGCCCTTGCTCGTTGGCTTGGTTGAGTAATAAAATAACATATAAATACGTAAGAAAATATGAGTATTAAAGAAGGAGATATGGTATCTATAAGACAGGATTTTATCAATCGATATAAAAATGTGCAAGAATCCATCATAAAGGCAATGGATAAGGCATTGGAGCGGGCAATAGGGAACAAGGTAATAGATTTCGAGAAGTGTGAAGACAATTATTTGGACGTCTATCCTCTTATTGGGGCGGTCTTACAGAAGGAGGTAAGGAGAGTACTTGGCGAAAATGCGAATAAGGATATATACCGGAATATGAAAATAAAGGCGACCAAGTACAGAAATGATTACAGGGTATGGTTAGACTATGCCGGGGATTACAGAAACGAAAATATAGAATAACATGAAATATCAAAATTTTATATGTCCTTATGAGCTTGCGCTAAAGTTGCATGAGTTGGGCGTAAATTCGGAGTCGGAATTTTATTTTGTGAAAGAGATGAAAGGAGGGGAAACCCAGATAGATTCAGTTGTGCAAAATACAATGAGGTATTCATATAGAAAAGAAGGCGACCTCATACCGGCTTATATGAGTCATGAACTTGGAGAGATACTACCAAGTATGATAAATGTCAGTAAATCAAAAATATGGGATGACTGGTTGCAGTTGACACAATATTTCCCGAATAAGGATAGCGAATATTACGAAACTGCCTATGTTCGATACAATGCTTACGATTCACAAACAGAAGTGTATAGTGGATTTGGAGATACAGAGGTAGAGTCGAGAGCGATGCTACTTATTGATCTATTGGATAAAAAGGTATTAACATTAAGTGATTTAAACTTAAATTAGATTAGATGGGAAATCACTGAAATTAAATAGATATATAATTACATTACCTAAATTAAATAGGTAATTATATTAGAAGAAATGGAGGGAAAAGATCATGGAGAAAGCAGTTAAAACAGATATGGAGTATAGGGAGATATTGGAGAAATCATTATCAGCTATTCAATATCTAAGGATACATGGATTCTCGACATACATGGAATCGGAGGGGATTGTAAATAGGATAATGATGTTCAAGGATAAGAATGAGACGAGAGATCAAAAGATCAGATCAATTTAATAGAACTAATTATGACAGTAGAATATAAGTGTACTGATGTTTACAAGAAGCCGGAGAATCCAACGGAATGGTTGCCGTGTCCACGATGCGGCCTCCGGCCTCTGGTCTGGGAGTTCGATAACGGGAGATTCACGGCGTGCGGGTGCGGAACAGACTGTTATAGTCATTGGAGCGTGCGAGCGGAAAGTATTATGTCGGTCATAAAAAGATCTGATAACGGTAAGTCGGCTGAGGTGTATGATATTGATGAACTTAAAAATAACTGGAATCATTGGGTGAGGACAGGGGAGATACTGTTTACGCCAGGGAATGGGAAATGGTAATATGATTAATAATTTAAGATATGGATCATTATTTGGCTATAATTCAAACGATATTGGATAGATGTGAGAACGACAATACATCTCCTGATATCCATGACATGGAGATAATAAAAATAAATCTATGTAGAATAATTCAGACTCGTTACGGATTAACTCAGTTATGGTTCATTCCGTTGATAGAGAGAATACAGAATGCTTGTTGTAAACATCACAATGACGTTGATATGTCATGGGAAGATTTTGTTAAAAAAATGAGTGAATAGGAGGGATAAATATGGATGAGAACGAAAGAAAGAAGGGCATGAACCAAGGGATATGGCTGGCGGTTCAGGAGCTAGCCCACGCCGGGCGATGGACGCAGGCCGCAGAGGAACTGGTGTCTTCTTGTGGATTGACCGAGGATGAATGTAGGAAGCTGCAAGAAGAAAGCGAATCATTCAATGATGAGATGATTAAGTTTATTGACAATATGTTTGGACGTGAGAATATGATAAGTGAAGGCAGTACTATAAGTGAAAACGATACTATATGTATAAATATTAAGTATCATAAAATAGGGGAAGTCTTTAACTATAAAGTTGGTATGTCTGAAATGACATTAAGAGTAGATAAGTGTGATAGATGTTCGGGATGCGCTTTTGAAAATTATATATATGATTGCGTAAAATCAGGTTGCTTGGGATGCGAAAGGGAAGATGGGGAGAGTGTTAGATATACAATAGTTAATACATAATTTACAAAGCATCATGAATGGAGAAAATATAATACCCAAGATAACGGATAAGCGTGGGATGTCATGGAATCAACCTCATAGGAGGTACATAGAAATCGATGAAGAGTATGCCTTAATGACCAAACAAACCTTTGAGGGTCTTAGGGAATATTCATTGACAATCCCATCAGGGAAATATGAAGGGAAGATGTGGAAGGCTAATAGAGGAGGTACATGGTATCTATATTGGTATGATCATGACGATAATCCGGAGATGATCAAAATAGAACGAAGAGAAATATTGTTACTTAATTAATACAAAATAATATGGAAGATAGAGTGCAAGAGGCTAAGGAAGAAGGCATAAGACAAGGAATATGGTTATGCATACAAAGATTGGTACATATGGAGCAATACGATATGGCAAAATATTTTATAAAGTTATTAGGATTTGATAGAAATGAGTGTGAGATGCTATTGGACAAGAATGGTTCGGATGATAAAATGGAATCATTTATTATTCAGATGGTATTTAATAAAGACGATAAGATAATCTTGGATGATATAGGATATCATAAGATAGGATCTATATTTAAATACAATATCGATTCGAAAGAAGTAGAACTGGAGGTGGTTGAATCCAGTGACGCTAGTTGTGAAGGATGCGCATTTAATAATAGTAAGAATTATTACTGTAAGGATACCCATTGTATTGATGTAGATAGGAAAGATGATATAGACGTTATATATAAAAAAGTAAAAAGATCATGAGTTTAATAGATAAATTAGAGGATTTGGTGGTTAAGGTAGATACCGAATACCAGAAGAAGATAGAGGCGGTGATCCGGGAGATAGTCCCGGGGATGCCGGAAGATAGCGTACGTCATGCCGCCGAGTGTATGTGCACGGACAGGATGGGGAGTATGATGGACATCGATCTTTATATATTAAGGGAAGAAAATAGGCCTTACAAATGCCATTATCTAAAGGATCTGCTGAAAGATAGGGTAGCTAGAATAAATAAGATGCATGAGGATAAAAGTTATACATATGATATAGATGATAATTATTGGTGCGCTACATGTGGTTCCCATTCTCATAAAGAAGATTCCAAGACAGGGTATTGTTGGCATTGCGATACAGATAGTTGGGTTAAAGAGGATGGGGCGGATATAGGGATATAAAAATAGGCGATTATATAATATTCATATTTACTAGATATGGGAGAGAAGAAGATAAAAATGTGCCAAAAAAAGACAAGTCTATTAAAAAAGTGCTTGAGGAGATAGAGAATAAGGCTATTGAATCTCGATATACGAATATGTATGATTGGCAGCGCAGGGAGCTTTCAAAAGAGGATTTGTTTGAGTATGCTGAGGAGATGAAGAAATGTCTTGATAAGATATTTGATTTGACGATTGATGAAAGATTAAAGTAATAACTTAAAATATAACAATATGAAAATTCAAGTAGAGTTAAATTTAGAAGATGTATTTGAGGAAGCTATGTACAACGAAGCGACGTTGAAAGAGGAGTTTACAAGCTCGGTCAGGTCGGCTGTAGTACGTGAGCTTAAAGAAAGGTTCAAGAATGAGTTGATGAGGGAAATATCCAATCCGATATCAGAGAAGATTGAGAATATAGCGAGAGAATCAATGAACGATCTCATCGAGAACGCCAGCGAGAAGAAATATAGATTCAGGTTAAATTATATGGATGAGGAGTTGACAGTAGATGAGTTTATAAGATACAGGATGAACAAAGTTGTAGACAGCAACATCGAGACAATGATAGAATCAAAAGCCAAGTCTTTTGTCAATGAGTTAAGGAAGAGATATGATATGGCGTTCGCTGCCTTTGTCGTAGATAACATGAGAAAGCAAAATATGTTGAAGGAAGATAAGATAGCTGAACTGTTAAAGGACAACCCAAATGAGAAATAGGGAAGATGCCAAAGGAAGGCGGCGATCTGTGCTCATGACGCCGCCCGTACCGGATAAGGTCAGGGTATTGTCCCCGGCATGGTATAGGGCGGCGGTGGAGTTTCAAGGCATGCCGGAGCGGGAGCAACTAGCTTTTTGCTCGTGGTGCTGTTGTCATGGAGGTTGTAATTTATGCGCTGATATAAGCAAATATAACACAAAAGGGCTTAAAATATATGGAGGATAATAGCATTGAGAAAGATAATAGGAGTGAAAGTAAAAACCCTTTGCCATTTAAAAAGCAAGGGTGGTACGGTTATAGAAAAAGGAGAAATATGTACTATAGTCAAAAGCTATAAAGGATATAGTATCCGTACCGATGACTATCGAACAATAACCAGAGTGGATAAATGTTATGTTGAGTTTATGAAGGAATAAACATGAATGATAGGAGAAAGGATGATATTAACTATTAATAATGTTTATTTAATTTAATTCAAAAACAAAATGTCTACTTTTGTAGACACATAAAAATTACATATATGAAAAAGAGTGAGTTTGTAAAGGAATTGGAGAAGATCATCGATATGGTTAAGATCGAAGATGACGGTTTCGAGTATGGTGGTAAAGTCATCTTCTATAAAGAAGATGATGATAACTATGAAATCACGGTAAAGAACATTGAGATGGATCTTATGGTAGAAGCCAGTGCTATGGCTAGTATGCATGATAGGACTTTTGACTGCCTTATGAGTGAGGTTTATAAACAAAAGTTTACAAAGGATATAACGATGTCGGAGGATGAGGATGATGGTACGAAAATTTGCATATTAAATAAATAGTGTTTATATTTGCACTATAAAATGTAAATATTATGAGAGCGAGCGAGGTTTTAAGGATTCTAAGGATAAGCAGAGGTACTCTTTCCAATTATGTAAAATCAGGGAAGATCAGGACAGGTAGTTCAACAACAAAGCTGTTGGATTACAACGATGATGATGTCTATTCTATGATCAATAAAAAGGAAAGAGGGATCTACATATACGGAAGGGTTTCCACGAGTAAACAAAAGAAGGATCTGGAAAACCAAATAGAATTACTTAAAACGTATTGCTTCTCGAAAGGATATAAAATATCCGGCGTTTATAAGGATATCGCGTCAGGAATCTCCCTTGATAATAGGAAAGATATGTTGTCACTTATAAAAGAAGTCATAAATTATCGTTGTGAGAAAGTAGTGATAACATATAAGGACAGGTTATCAAGGATCGGATTTGAAATGTTCAAGAACCTGTTTGGCTTTTTCGGATGTGAGATAGAAATAATGAGTGAGGTTCCTGACACTAAAACGGATGAGAAAGAGATATTTGAGGAGATAATATCTATCCTTCATTGTTATTCTATGAAAATGTACGGGAAAAGGAAAGGAAATACATTGGAAGTTTCTGATAAAAAATAATGAGACAGGTAGAAAGACATATTATAAAAGACAATAGATATGAGGAGATCTGTCATAAATCAGGTCTTCTTTATAACTATTGTCTTTATGTTTTCAGGCAAGGTATTTTTACTGAGAATTATGTCAAGGAATATGAGCTTTCTACGAAATTAGGGAAAGAAAATCAGCCTGATTTTCGTAATCTTCCGTGTCACGTTTCACAGAATGTCGTGAAACAGGTAGGTAAAAGCATAAAGTCATGGATCAGGTCAAAGAAAGAATACGAGAATCATCCTGAGAAGTTCCAAGGAAAGCCGAAACTTCCTAAGTACAAGAAAGGCAAGAAGTTAAACACTGTTGTTTTTGATGAACTTAGCTGTAGAGTAAAAGAAGACGGATATGTTCATTTTGTAAAGAACATAATAGAACCTATTAAAACAAAAGTAAAACCGGATGAGTTAATTCAAGTAAGGATAATCCCTCAAGCTACATGTTTCGTAGTTGAGGTAATTTACGAAAGAAAGGAAGTCGACTTGAATCTTGATAAAGACAATTTCCTTTCGATTGATTTGGGATTGAATAATCTTTGCTCATGTGTCAGTAATGTAGTTAATCCTTTCATTATAAACGGGAAGGTCATGAAATCCGTAAATCAATGGTACAATAAAACGAAAGCCGAATTAATGTCTTATGTTGGTGATGAAAGAATCTCAAACAGGATAAGAAGAATTACTTTGTTTAGAAATTGTTGGATAGAAGACAAGTTGCATAAAATCAGCAGATATGTTGTTGATTTTTGTAAATTTCATAACATAGGAACGATCATCATAGGATTGAATAAGGAATGGAAACAGGGGATAAATATCGGTAGAAGAAACAATCAGAATTTCGTATCCATCCCTCATTCTAAGTTGATTGACAAGATAATTTACAAGTCAAAACTCTTGTGAATCAACGTCATCATTCATGAGGAATCCTACACGTCAAAAATAGATCATCTGGCTTTTGAACCTCTCAAGAAACAAGATACTTATTTAGGAAAAAGAAAGAGACGTGGATTGTTTCAAAGTTCTATTGGTAAGTTGCTTAACGCTGATATCAATGGAGCGATCGGAATAGCTAGAAAAGTAATCGGTGATTCTTTTATTCAAAAGATAATCGATAGTGGGTTTGTGTTTAATCCTGTTAAATTGAACATTTTGTGATATAAATATTTGATTTAACGAATAAAATGAATAATTTTAATAACATTATCCTTTGTTTAATAATAATATAGATTAAAATGCACAATTGGTTTAAATGTACGGTTTCTTACGAGACCGATGCCGAGAACGGCATGAAGAAGAAGGTAAAGGAAGAGTATTTAGTAGATGCCCTTTCTTATACCGAATGTGAGGCTAGAATCATAGAGGAAATGAGACCATTCATCTCCGGTGAGTTTAGCGTTGATATCAAACGATTCAGGATAGCGGAATTGTTTGCCATGGATGGAGACCGGTTCTATAAGGTCACGGCTGATTATATTACGATAGACGAGAAATCGGGCAATGAGAAACGCAAGGCGTTTAACTACATCGTTCGGGCCAAAGACCTTGATCATGCCAAGAAGAACTTCGAGGAGGGCATGAAAGGGACTATATCAGACTTCGTGGTAACCTGTATTAAGGAGGAGAAGAAGTTGATGGATTTCTATGAGTTTGACGGTAAGATCAGGAACCCGGAGAAGCATGAGGATAGTAAGCAACAAGGCTAGCTACGAAACCATGTCATCCGTCGCCGAGAAGTTGATGGAGATAAGTAAGATGGAGGGTACGATTTATCGTATCCTCACATTATCTAATAAGACTTATCTGGCTTCCAAGTTAGGGTATAGTAGGTCCGGATTCTATAAAAAAATACAGAACAGGAATTTTAATATCCGAGAGCTGGCTCAGATATTCGATACGATCATCAACTTCAAAGATCAAGATTGGACTGAGGGTAAGATTGATAGGCTTAAAAGATATAGGGCTATGAGCCTTATGGAGTTCAATAAAAGTTATAAAAAGAAAAAGGCATGAGAGGTAGGATGTTGCCGTGTGAGAGATGCGGGAGGATGGTAGCCATAAGGAGCAAGGGGTTATGTCCAGCATGCAGAGCCAAGGAACTACCGCCAAAGGGGAGGACGGCGATACGGGCGAAGGCCAAGCCCCGGGGTAGGAGCCTAGCCGTGTTCTTTGGCGCCCACGTAGCTAAGTTAAGTATGATAAGAAGATCTGCTACCGGCGCATATATACCATGTCCTGGGGTAAGCAACATATGCCACTTATACCCTAAACGGAAATATAAATCGGTCGCCGAGGATAACGATAACATTATTTACTTGACGGCTGATGAGCATACAAGATTCGATTATCTATTAGATACGATGGATTTCAGCCGGCTCTTGGATGAGTTTGGTAACGTATGGCTGTTGGCAGCCAGAAGGATGAGGGATCTCGCACCTAGAGTCGAGGAGGATGGTAAATTAAAAACCAGATTATTATCATGGATAGAAGAAAACAAAAATTACTTTTAGCTCTTGGATACGAGGCTATAAGTGATACGATATATAAGAAAGGAATGGATATGGAAGTCATAAGCGATCAAGAATCGTTTGATGATATGAGAGTTCGTTTATCCAAAAAACATCATGTGGTTATCACAGATGATGGTGTTGTAATAGAGTTTGTTCATAATAAGTCAATGGACGAGAATGCGCCATCATATTATTGGCGATCATCATTACCAATATTAAGATCATATCATACAGATCCTAAATTTACCGCTTTCTTTGGCATATTAGACATTTTGTCAACGATCCCAAAGAAAGATATGATCGAGGAGAAAAAGCCTGTTGAAGAGCCTAAAAACGAGCCTAAGGAGGAGATGGAGGTTGAGTATGATCTGGAGACAGAGCAACAGTATTATGCCGCTGAATGGATAAGGGATATCCCGACACCAGTGTTATATAGAATGACTGTCGCTGGCAAACGTGTGTATTATGAGATGGATGTTGATGGGTATCCTATCATATACGATGGAGCCACTAACAATATCGCCAATGGGTATTGTGATACGTCCGGCGCTTTGGAGAAGTGGAAGAATGAGATGAGGCTCAAGGGTAAGGATCCTGATGAGTACGCTAACTACAGGGCTGACTTAGGTACTATCATGCATTATCTATTTGGGTTGTATCTGACCGGGGTTAACATAAAGCTGATCCCGACATGGATCAGGAAGGTGGTCAAGGAAGCCAAGCTAAGAATAGACAGGTATAGGATGGAGAGGATATTAGTGGATAACATTGATGAGCTAATAGAGGATCTAATATCATTTGCCATATTCTGCAAGGAAAGACATGTAAAACCTGTATTGATCGAGAAGATGTTGAGGTCAAGCAGGTTAAAGGTAGCTTCTTCGGTGGACGCCGTGGTGGAGATGGATAGCGAGCCGGAGATGGTGGAGATAGAGGTAGAGACAGGAGAGTTCTATAAGACGGGAGCCAAGAAAGGTCAGCCTAAGACGGAGAAAAAGAAGATAAAGAGATGCAGGAGGATATTCGCTATATTGGACTTCAAATCAAACAGGAAGAGCAATTTCTATGACGAGTACGCTTTCCAGCTTGAGCTATATAGAAGAATGATACTGGAGAACTACGGAAAGATATTGGAGATAGAGGAGATGTATAACTTCGCTCCGGGTGATCCTACCGCTAAGACAAGTCAATATAAGTTGAAGAGACAAACCGATAATCCTATACTTAATATGGCTACAGTTGTATATCTTCAAGGTAAGTATAAGTTTGAGAAAACCAATTATACGGTTACATCAAGGATCGGATCTTTAGATATAGAGGGTGATTTTGAGTTGAATGGTTTGATAAGAAAAGAGTCGCTGAGAGATTATATATATAGAGTGATGAGTGAGAGGAGAGGATAATGGAATTCAGGGAGTTTGACAAGAGCGTACATCGGTATGAGTTGGATCATAGCAAGCCAAGGAGGAAGATGACGTGCCCGCAATGCGGAAAGGATAAGTGTTTTACGCCGTACGTGGACGTAACCACAGGTCAGATCGTTGGAGAGCAGTTTGGGGTGTGTGATCATAAAAACAGGTGTGGTTATTTTAAATACCCTACAGGGAATGAGCTTAAAGACAACGACCTTTTTGTAGACTCAAATAAAGTATTAAGAAGATACAGACCCCCGGTGGACCCGGATATAGCCAATTGTATTCCGGTGAGTAAGATGTTTGATACGCTTAATCCTTTCGAGACGTCGGATCTACAAGATTATTTATCCAATATATTTGGGTCATATCATACCAACAAGGCGTTTAACCTCTATAAGGTAGGGATGATGAGGTTCGGGGATTGGGGTAAGTGCTGTGTGTTCTGGCAACTGGATAAGAATTGGGTGGTGCGGACCGGGAAGATAATGGACTACGGGCCTGACGGGAAGAGGGTAAAGGTCCCCATGGATCATGTATGTTGGGTGCATATACTGGACGGTCAGGATTACCTGCTTAGGCAATGCCTGTTCGGGGAGTTCCTTATCAACTTCTATCCCAATGACGCTCCGGTGTATATAGTAGAGTCAGAGAAGACGGCTGTTATCTGCAACATCGTGTACCCTAGTAGGTTGTTTATGGCCTGTGGCGGTATCCATATGCTGAAAAGGGAGATGATAGAGACATTGGGTAGGAGGCGGATAGTCCTGTACCCGGATAAGGGCGACGCTTTCAACGAATGGAGAAAGAAGGTAGACAAGGATATGAGGGGGATGAATATAGAGATAAGTAATTTTCTAGAATCAAAACCCAATATAGATGAGGGGATGGATATAGCGGATTATTTTATAATTAAACAAATTTACAATAATGGCAAAGGTAGTTGATAATTACAAAGGATTCAAGGTGCTTGAAATAACAAGACAGGAGATGATGGATAAGCTTACCAGATATGGGTGCTTAGGCATTTGTGATATGTGCAACAGGCCTACGTCCGTAGGCTATTATGTAGCGGTGATCAACCAATGGATGTGCGAGGACTGTTATAATGATTTCATCAAATCGGTTGACAGGTATGAGGAGGATATGAGAATAGAGAACAGGAATTTTGATAGATTCTGCAATCTATTTAATGTTGAGATAGAAGAAAAGGTATGAAAGAATTGTCTTTAGCCCAGAAAGCTATGTTAAACGGATCCGTATGCCCGTATTGCAAGATCCCATCCACTATGATAAATACGGTAGAGGGGAAGCAAGTTGGGTGCGAGAAGTGCGGGGCTTGGATGAGGTCGGATTCCATGGGGAACCCGATAGGAAGATTGGCCAAACCGGGCCTTCTTAAGGCCATGGATATGGTAGGGATAGAGATTGATGCGTTCCTGAAAAGGACGGGACAGGATAAGCTAGATTTTTGTAAGGAACTGTCCGGGGAATTAGGGATACCGCAAGAATACATATCCCCTTACAAGATGTCTTTGCCATCATTACTTAAAGTCATGAGACATATCAAGACATATAGTGATAATCGGATACAGATATATGATGGAGGGATGGGGAATAACTGCCCTAGGCATAAGACGATAGCGATCGGCGGTAGCGCCTGCCACGGATGTCCGGAACACCTATTCCATGTAGTGGATAAGGTAACTGACTTGGTGGTGTGTGACGCTGACATGAGTTACGGTGATTACAAAAAATGATTATTAATAAAAATTGACAGAACATGAAAGTAATTTTCATTCACAAACAGACAGGATTTTATGTTGGAGGATCAGTGTTTAACAAGACATGTGGTTTTTACAAATGCAGAGATAAGATGATAGAAAAAGGCATAAGCGAGGATAAGGCCAACATGCTTATTGATATAATAGGTCCGCACTTATGTGTGTGGGAAATAAAAGATGGGGATGATCCTTACGAGAGCATGAGAAGCAGACTCGGAGATAAAGCCTCATATTTAGATGGAGAGGATATTATCGTAGAGGATTATAATTATGATGAGGAGGACGAGGATGGGGAGATCGACTGAATATTACAGAACACATCCGGAGGCCAGAAGAAAGAAAGCCGAGACGGATAAGAAGATCAACGCCCGCCCTGAGCAGAAAGCCAAGAGACGGGAGTTGGGTCGCAAGAACTACAAGACCGATAAGCTGAAAGGTAAAGCCTATCGGAAGGGAAAGGATTTATGCCATACGGCTAAAGGACTTAGATATAAATCAAGATCAGCTAACAGAGGGTCTAAATCCGATACGGCTGGCGATAGAAACGCAAGAGGATGAGTGAGGATAGGATATGGAGGTCATCCAAGGAGATTATCATGGATGCCTATGAGAGGATAAGAAAGTATCAGTCGGGAGAGCTTCTCCCGGCTCGTACTGGATACGCTTATCTTGACAAGGCGTTGCTGGGCGGGTTCTACCCACAACATGCGGTGGCTATCGGCGCTAGGCCCGGAGTGGGCAAGTCTTATTTGGCTCAGAAGATTATGAGCAATGTAATGAATATCAATATCAATCCCCAAGCTGATGATTATGTATGGTTAAGATGTGAGTTTGAGATGAACCCAGAAGATTTGATGTTACGTTCACTATCAAAAAAAATGGGGAAAGACATACAAGATATACTCCTTAACGAGATGTCAGAAGATGAGGTAAAAGAAATGCAGAGATGCCTCAAGGAAGAGAACTCTAGCAGAATAACATACATCCCTAAACCATCAACCGTAGATGAGCTTCAAAACTTTCTATGGAATGAGTATATGCCAATAAACAAGGATAAGAAAATGGTATTCGTGTCTATAGATCATACGGCTCTAGTACAAGGTTCAGGAGACGCCAAAAGAAATATCGACTCGTTGATAACCATGTGTAATATCGCTAAAAGAACTTTTCCTAATATTTTCTTTCTTATAATATCCCAACTCAATCGTGATATCGAAGGACGGCGGGATCCAAAGGATCATATGCCAAAGCAATCTGATTTTTATCAATCAGATACATTGGGACAGTTATGTACGGCTATGGTAGCGTTAAATATACCGAAAAGATACGGGTACTCCTCATACATGCAATTTCCGCAAGGATGGTATCCTAATCTGGAACGTTTCAAGAGCGAGTCAAGACGATCCTTCCGTGTGGATGGATTATTGTTCCATCATATCGTAAAGGTCCGTCAAAGATCATTGGAGGAGATTGACGCTATACATGTAGATATCATGAAAGGATATGAGCGATATTATCCTGATGGAGGGGTGGTGCGCCAAGAAAGACCGGGAGGCTCGGACGCCCCTGTAGGCAGCGGCAAGCCGGACACGACTGTGGTGACGCTACCGCCCCCGCCTCCCAGTATCCCGTTGGAGCAACAATATATACCGCCCAGTGATGATTTCAATGTAGTACATGACGAAACACCTTATTAAGCATGAGATTGAGAAAAAATTTTTTGCTTGTCATCATAAAAGGGATGGAGATGTTATTAAAAGCCAATTTCTCCACCGAAAACAAGATGGGCATACGAGAGATCATATCCTCATTAAAGGAAATGGCCGAATACAGTATCAGGTATATCATAAACCGGGACAGGGAGAAGGAGATCATGAGCATCTGTGATGAGGTATCCAATAAAGTACAGGAGTATAAAAGAATGAACGATAACTCAATGGTATTGGAATTGGAGAACTTGAAGCGGGAGGTAGTGGCGGTAGAGGATCTTCTTAGCTCTTACAAGGGCGTTCTTGACGCCGAGCTGGTGATAGCCGAGGATGATATCAGGATCATACGGGATAAGATAGCTATAAGTTTGAGGGAGGACGGGACATGCAAGAGCATGACTGACGCCGATAAAAGGGCTAGGGTGGACGTAAGATACGAGAGGGCGTTAGAGGATTATCGAATACTTCTGAGATGCGCCAATACGGTTAGGGCTAAGATGTCGGTTATAGGGCATCTTAACCAATCTATAAATCAATCTATATCAGTTGGTAGGGTTGGTATGGCTAATGAATCTTATACAGTAAAACAATATGAAAAAGGGAAAGAGATTGTCGAAAGTAGACGGCCTTAGAGTATTAACGAGAGCTTATTTTCTTATAAAGAAGAGATATGAAAGTTTTATATGTATAGCTATAGTTGAAGCGGCTGATATGCTTGAGTTGGCAGATAGAAAAAAATGATTTTGCACATGAGCCTATACCTGAGTTAAGAATGTTTAAGCCGATTAATAAACGTATCAATGAGGTTTGGTTTGATTCTTTGGATGAAGACATAAGATTATATATACTTCATACATTGATTAATATATACAATGATAATGATCATCCTGATATAGTTGAGAGAATAGCTAGAAAAATAAGATCAATATTTTAATTCATTCATTTATGTACATAAATTTTGAACAGATGATGACATCAGGATTAACAATGTCCGATGTAGGGTATCTTTTGATGATCCGGCAAAAAGAGGAGATGGCTGATGTCATTCCAAAAGAAAAAATAGACAGCTATAAGGCGTCCGGTTATATCGAGCTTCAAAAGAACGGGAAGTGGAAGATAACACCAAGGGGAGGATCGTTGCTGATGTTGATAGAGACGCCCGGCCTGACACCGGAGGTCGAGGGGATCCGGGACCGTATCGTTGGGGTATATAACGATATGGGTAAGGATACAGGAGCTATCAAGGAGGTGGAGAAAAGGCTTATCTGGTTTGTGGCTAACACCAACTTCAAGGAAGGACCTATAGTAAGGGCTGTAATATCCCATATAGACCTTAAACGTGAATATACGATGAGGTTGGATAACTTGATCTGGAAACCGTCAAATGTCTATAGCGTGCATATGAGCTTATCGGAATCAACGTTATTCGATACGATCATAAAAATGTATGGCATGACATCCGATCTATATCTTAGGGAGAACAAGAACAAGGAACTGGCATGGTTGTTCGCCGTAAGCCGACTCCCGGATCCTCCAAAGAAGATGGATAAGGAGTATACTATTACTGGAGATGTTAAGATGGACATCGAAAGAATATCAGATATAAAAAAAAAATTAGGTAGAAGATTAAAAATGTCGATTTAAGAGTTATGAAAAGAAATCAAGTATTAGAAGTAGTAATAGACGCAATATTTGCTAAAACATCTGAGTTTGATGATATTGAAGACATAAAGGAAGATAGTAACCTATCGTCCGATATGGCTATGGATTCATTGGATCTTGTTGAAGTGATAATGGATATAGAAAAGATGACAGGTGAATACATACCAGATGAGGTGTTTCGCAATACCCCTTGCGATGAAATAACGGTAGGAAGTTTAACTGATATGTTGTATGTTTATTTTAAGGACAAATAATGAATTTCGGATATGACGATTGGGAAGAGGGGCTAGAAACCCCTCTTGTCGATGATTGCGATGACGATCACAATGAGGAGGATGAGTATGATTTCGGCTAAAGAACTAAGGATAGGGGATCTTGTAAAAGACAAAGCTGGCGATATATGGAGAGTAGGGTGCGTTACCGGTATGCGTAATGAAAGTGGATCATTAATCCTTGAACGTGAGGTTGATGATGGGATAATGAAATGGTATTCCGGGGAAGATGATGTCATGCCTATTGAGATAAATGATAATATACTTGATACTATCTATTTCAAGCGTGATAAGGGGCGGGATGTATATCGAGGCTACGGAATATCTATAGAGATTTTTGATGATGGGTATTATTTTGGGCTTAGGGATCTGGAAGACGATCTAAGCGATCCTATTCAGATTAAGGATCTTCACCATCTACAAAACCTGTTAATGGATTTATACGGACATGATATAAAAATAGATAAGCTTTATGGTAATACCGGAGAATAACTTATTATGTAAGGCTATAAACGGGGAGAAGGTCCTTGCAGCATCCTACTCGCAGATAGATACGTTCGTCCAGTGCCCGTACAAGTGGTACAAGACTTACGTGGAGGGTCATAGATCCACGGAGAAGCATGAGGCTACGTCATATGGTACGGTTATCCACCAGACGATGGAGTACTTCTTCAAGAACGGATGCAGACCTTCTTATGAGGATATGAGTAAGGCTTTCAATTACTACGCCGATATAGAACAGATTCCTTTTGATAGCGTAAAATCCCAGATCGAGTCTATGCAACATGCGGCTAGGTTAATAAGATGGATTGTGGGGTTGTTTGAGAAGGACGCCGCTGGCAATTATAAGAAGGCATGGTCCGATCTTACGCCAATGGAGAAGGTGATCCGGGGGTCGAGACCGGCCGGCGTGGAGGAGAGCTTCGTCCTGCCCTATAAGCTACCCAAGCCCCTTACTTTGGATGGCGTGACGTACGATAAGGTACATATCATAGGATCGGTGGACTGGCGTGGAGAGTATAAGACAAAAGACAGGATAGCTATGTATACGATAGACTGGAAGTCCGGGAGAAAGTTATTCGATGAGGATAAGCTGCTTCACAATCTCCAGCATCCGATATACGCCTTCTACATACTGAGAAAGTACAAGGTATTGCCGGATATGTGCAGCTATTTCTTTACCCGCATGTTGGACAATCAGAACGTGAAGGTAGATAAGGAGAAAGTAGAGAGATCGGTCAAGGAGCTTAACGATATTCTCCTTGACATGTATGATTTCGAGACAAATAAAATAGATAGCTATCAAGCTCACGTTTGGGACGACGCCAAACAGGGGTATAAGTACGAGAAGCGCTATCTCATGGGACGCCAGCCGGCCTGCCTTGAACCCCGCCCCAAGCCCTTGTGTTTTTGGTGCGATTTCTCGATCCACAAACAAGGGACATGCAGGTACTCATCGAATTGGGATGAGTCAAAAAGAAAGAATAAAAAAAAAGATTAACTTTATTAAAAAGCCTAGGTAAATATCTAGGCTTTAATTATATTTGTGTCAATAAATAACTGGTTATGATAGAATAAATTATTTGTATCATAAACTATGTTTATATTTATGGCATAAGATATTAAAAATGAGATTAGTTGAGAGACATATCGTAAAAGACAACCGATTTGAGGATATATGCCTCAAATCCGGGTTGTTGTATAATTATGTTCTTTTCAATGTCAGACAAGGTATATTTTCCGGAGATTACATAAATGAATATGAGTTTTCTACTAAATTATGTAAGGAGAATCAGGTTGATTTTAGGAATCTACCATCAGTAGTATCCCAACAAGTCGTAGCTCAAGTATTTTCGGTAACAAAATCTTGGATCAGATCAAAGAAGGAATATAAAAAGAATCCTTCTAAGTTCAACTCAGAACCTAAATTGCCGAAGTACAAGCGAGGTAAGAAGCAGAATATGGTAGTCTTTACGACTTCTGCTTGCAGATTGAAAAACGATGGTTGCATCCATTTTATCAAAAACATAATTCAACCAATCAAAACAAACATAGGAGATAACAAATTATGTCAGGTTAGGATAATTCCACAAGCCACTTGTTATGTGGTTGAGGTGATTTATGAGAAGAAGGAACAGAATCTAAACCTGAATAAGGATAATGTTCTTTCGATTGATTTGGGATTGAATAATTTATGTACATGTATAAGCAATGTAGGTATCAAGCCTTTCATTGTAAACGGCAAGATTATCAAGTCCTTTAATCAGTGGTATAATAAGAAGAGAGCTAGATTGATGTCTTACATTGGAGATAAGGGAACTTCAAGGAGACTTAGACAGCTAAATAATTATAGGAATTTTTGGATAGATGATCATATCCATAAGATCAGCAGGTTTATTGTCAATTATTGTATTGACAATAATATTGGTAGTCTTGTAGTAGGGTTAAACAGAGGATGGAAGAATGGAGTAAATCTAGGAAAGAGGATAAATCAGAAGTTCGTTGAGATTCCGTTCTCCAAGCTAATTGATAAGATTTCTTACAAATGTAAATTGGTTGGAATAAACTTTCAAACCAATGAGGAATCCTATACCTCCAAAGTAGATCATCTGGCTTTTGAGAAACTGTGCAAGCATGATGTTTATTTAGGCAAAAGAAAGAAACGAGGATTGTTTCAAAGCTCTATTGGGAAGCTGCTAAATGCTGATATCAATGGAGCTATCGGAATTGGTAGGAAAGTATTCGATGATTCTTACGTCAGTGGGATAATCGATAGTGGGTTGGCGTTTAACCCGGTTAGAGTAAACATTTTGTGATATGAATGTGAATTTAATAAATAAAATAAATAATTTTAGTAACGTGGATAAAAACGAAAGAGAAAAACAGGTATTGGATCTTCTGATGTCTAGAAGGGATATCAGGAAATTGGTAGAGAAATCAAATGAATGTTATTCTAAAATGGATTTCGTTGGTGCCATGAAATGCCGGCAGGAGATAAAGGATATCGTAGACCGGGAATCGAAGATCATGTTGACAAAAAGCGAGTCTTTGGTGAGTTTGATGAACAACGCTGATAATGAATATAAATTCAATATGCTGGTATGGCTACATTCCATGATGTGTATGGCAGATGTGTTTAACGGGATATTGGAGGATTTCAAGGATGGGGTAAGGAAAGCCAATGGCAACTCTAAGTTCGTTAAATTCGATAATCTGGATCGGTTGATGACGGAATGCAAGAAGGAGATTGATTACCTAATGAAAGGTACAAGTAAATCGTTTCAGATATCTTTCGCCGTAAGAAGCGATGAGTTAAGGGAGATGATAGAGAATATGGTTGGAGACAATATCCGAGAAGGGTATGACATATTCAAGGAAGAGGCTAAGATGACCAAAGAGACAGACAGGAGCAAGATAGAGGAATTTAATAAAAGGCTGGACCATGAGTAAATTTGATGTAAAGATAGGTGATATAGTTCATACCCAGATAGGGATAGGAGAGGTGATAGCCATAAGCAAGACCAAAGAGACTTTGATGGTAAAAATGGACGATGGCCGGGAATGTGCGATAAGACTAGAGTACGTGAAAGACGTTTTTGATAACTACAGAGATGACATATAAATTAAGGCCATATCAAGAGGAGTGTGTTAAAAGTATCTCCGATTACATAAACTCTGATAGACATGATCCGGTATTGATCATAGGTCCTGTAGGTTGCGGTAAGTCACTTCTGATAGCAGAAGCGGCTAGATTGATGGGAGATAAGACGCTGATTTTACAACCATCAAAAGAATTGCTGCAACAGAACCACGACAAAATAACGTCGTATGGCATACCGGCTACCATCTACTCCGCTTCCTGTGGCAAGAAAGAGCTATCTAACATGATATATGCCACGTTAGGATCTATCAAGAAAGTTGTTGGTCAGCTTAAGGAGATGGGGATCAGAAACGTATTGATAGATGAGGCTCATGCCGGATACAGTCCTGAGGATGGCAGTGAGTTTATGACATTCATGAATGAGCTGAAGCCGAGAAAGGTGATAGGGTTTACAGCCACGCCATGTAGACTTAAAAACATGTCGATAGGACAGACATCATATTCCCAACTTAATTTCATCACTCGTATGAGACCGGTGTATTTCAAGAACCTGATTCACGTGATACAGGTAGAGGAGATGATAAGACAAGGATTTTGGACACCTCTTAAGTATGAGACATGGAATTTCAATGGAGATGCCCTTAAACTCAATTCTAACGGATCCGAATATACGGCTGAGTCTATCAGTGAGGCGGTGAGAAAAAATGGCTTAAACAACCTTATTTTGCGTCGATTGATGGTATTAAAAGACGTATGCAGATCTATACTGGTGTTTATGGATTCTGTTGAGAGCTGCAATACTGCCGCCGAATGGATGAACGCCAAGATCCGATCTGGCATGGCGGAGGTGGTTCACGGAGGCACGCCAAAGAAGCAGCGGGAGGCTATAGTTGAGAGGTTCAAGTCGGGTAAGACGAAGGTAGTGTTCAACTATTCCGCCCTCGGTACGGGATTCGATCATCCGGGTCTGGACTGCGTGATAGTAGGAAGACCGACATTTTCGTTCTCTTCGTTTTATCAGTGGCTTGGCAGGGCGGTTAGGATAAAGGACGGTAAGGATAGCGCATTGGTCGTTGATTGTTGTAACAACTCGTCAAGGTTCGGTGATATAAGGAAACTTAGTATAGAGAACTACAAAGGATATGGATGGGGGATGTTTATCGGCGATAAACTAATTACCAATATCCCGATGGGGGATAAGGTAACGAAAACGGATCTGGATATCAAAGCCGCCAAGAAAGACCGAAGGAGGGGGCTGGCGCAGGGCATTACCGCCTCCCCTGTACCCGGGAGACCGGATCATCCCCTTGGCTCTACGGTAATGACATTCGGCAAGTATTGTGGATGGATGTTACATTCAATTCCAGTATCGTACTTCAAATTCATAAACGAGACATTTGACTGGGATGATGATAGGAACAAGGATATAAAAGAATACATAGATTTTTTAATCAAAAACAACAGATTATGACAGGATGTATATATCATGAGGCTGATCTTGACGGAGTGATGTCAGCGGCTATAGTAAAAAAGTATTTCAAAGGGAACATTGATCTTCTTCCTTACAATTACGGCAAGGAAATACCTGACGTGAATAAATATGATAAGGTGTTTGTAGTTGACGTGTCATTTGGCGATAGAACGAGATTCTTATTCGACGAATGGGAAGACAAGGGGGTAGATGTCACATGGATAGACCACCATAAGACGGCGATAGAAGCTGTGAAGGACTATAATGTCAAAGGCAAAAGACGTATCGGAACGGCGGCTTGTGAGCTTACGTGGGAATATCTTTTCGATGATATCGAAACCCCTGACGTGGTAAAATTATTGAGCGCTTATGATGTATGGGATCATGACCGGTTCGAGTGGAGTGATGTCATGGCGTTCCAATACGGGATGAGGGGATATTGCGGTCTTGATGTAGACATTGTTAAGAATGTACTAGATAAAGCCGATAACAACTTAGTGAATGATATGATAAATAACGGGGAGGCTATAATAGAGTATATAGTAGAGAAAAACAGAGGGGAGATGAATATGTTCTCATTCGAGGCAGATATATTTGGATACAAGGCGATATGTATGAATACTACGGAGTTTAACTCCACCACATTCGAGTCTATGTACGATCCTAGAAAACATGATTTGATGATGCCATTTTGCTGGAACGGAAGATTCTTCAGATGCTCGTTCTATACCACCAAGGAGGAGGTGGATGTCTCGGCTCTGGCACGCAAGGCCAACCCCGGTGGAGGAGGCCATAAGGCGGCTGCCGGCTTCCAGCTTAGCGTGGAGGATATGATGGAGTTTCTAAAAAACAGAAAAATGTTATGATAAGGTTAGTCTTTGCCTTTATAATAATGGCAGGTTCTATCTATTTGATAATAGAAGGGAATAAGAAGGATGATTCTACTGAATTTTATGGAGGGATAATAGCAACGATCTTATCTATCTTTTTGATGTGTTTAGTAATACAAAATATAAAAAATACAGAAAATATGGGGAAAATATACAAATTAAAGAGACTTAATGAAATGAAGCTAGATGATTATGGCTTCGGTCTGTTCGAGTACAATGGCGCTCTTTATTTCAAGGAGGCAGAGGGTGAGAGATGCTTTGATGTAAGAAGCGGGAATGAGGTTATTATCGGTAAAGATAAGATTGTAACGGTCTTGGAGGATTGATCATGAGAAAGCTTAATGACACCAACAGGACAAGGAAAAGGAGCGTACGGCACTCGTGGGTAAAGGCAGGCCCGGGGATCCAACGCTGCGCTATTTGTGGAATTACGAAGCAAAGCGAGTGGAGAGACGGGAAGACCTCGATTTGTGTACATCTATCATCTGGTGAACTCTACTCTATGACAGGCGAGACACCGGAATGTAGAGATTTGAGTGAGTTTTATTGATCTAAAAATATAGTTACTTATGAAAGAAGAATTTAGCAAATACGACAAGGTTGTTTATGACGGTGAGGTATTTGAGGTACTTGAAACCGCCGATCGTACAGGAATGATGAAATTAGGCCCATTATTTAAAGCATCATATGAATATGCTTGGGCTGACGAGGAAATGGTTGTATCATTAAACAGGGCTATTAAATTAAGGATTATTGATGAGGAGGCGGTGGATGGACTGACAGAGCGCAACATCACTACTATAAATAGCGTATGTGATAAAGCCAAAGAAGAGGATATGGTGCCGACAGATGCGCCGTTCGTCGGGAAGGATGGCAGCGGCAAGAACGACCGGGTCGACGGTAAGCTTAGGTGGGACCTCCTTCCTTTGGCTGAGATAGAGGACATCGTGAGGGTATATACAAAAGGTGCCAAGAAGTATGCTGATAACTCATGGCAAGATATACCTGATGGGTTCAATCGTTATCTAGGTGCACTCATGAGACACTTGGTCGCTTATACGAAAGGGGAGAGATATGATAAGGAGGGATTCATGCATCTATCCGCCGTATGCTGGAACGCTATAGCGTTATTATATTACGATAAACATAACAAAGGGTTAATAGAATGGGAGAGTCAGGAGAAAGAGTAGAAGATGAGAGATTAAGAGCTATCGACAAAAGGACTGGTAAATATGTTGATATAATCAAGCGTACCATTTACGATGACAGTCCATTCCCAATAGTTCAGTATCTCAATTATAGTTATGATAAATTGAATTATGATTATGTAAGATATCTGAATTTTAATATAGACATAAATTGGGAGCATCGTAGATATCAGATCGTGAAGGATTTATTATCTAACGATTTCGATGGAAGGAGGATGAATATAGATGAGGTAGATAACGCTATATTTACAGCGGATTTAATTATTAACAGATTAAAAACTATTTGAGATGGTAAGAATTGATTTTTTCACGAAAAAAGACGCTGAGTACAGCGATTACATGCGATATATTATCGCCAACACGTTACAGGAGTATGATGGTGAGGTTACGTTGAACCAGATCCCGGAGAACAAGGCTACGGAGGAGGAGATATCCAGATACGGTATTGAGGTATACCCTACTATCATCGTCAGCGGTGATAATATGGATGGTTTCGAGAAGCTTGAAGGGATGACCAGAAAGGCTGATCTTATTAACGTCATGTCATTATACGATAAGAAATAGGCTTATGACGATAAGGGATAAATATTTTGGCTGGAAGGATATATTCTTTAGCAGATTCGTACATTGTTGTAATGAAAAAAGTGACCAACCGCAAGGGAGTAATATACCTCTAGCCAAAATAAACTTCGATAACAAGACAGGATATGTGGAGGACGGGACTATTAATATAGCCGAGCTTCTTCAATATCTTTGGATAAATAATAAGGTCTATAGGTGTGAATATGCACCCATAGATATATCCTCTGTCTTGCAAACATTGATTAGATTGACCGAGAACGCTAAGTTCATATTTGACGACCAACCAGGCATACATGATATGATCCCATATAGAGGTTTTTTTCTTAGAGATGATTTTTTACCCGGGAAAGATTATTCACTTGATTTGGATAAAATAGTGAGCGGCATGGGAGGATGGTATGGCGAGGATGAGGATCCTTGTTATTCGATGTTCGTCAGCCAAGACCAGATATGGAACTTGAACCCGATATTGAAGGTATTAGCTGATGAAGGATTTATTCTAGCCAAAGAACTTGGATATGATATAAACTCATATGTCAGCGATAATGGATACACGATATACAACCCATACCTTTCATGGATCAATCATTACTATCATTATTGCCCGACATTTAACGAGGATAAATTAAAGCCTTGGGATAGGGTAGAGGATAGGAAAAATAAGTTCAAGATGACGGATAAGGTTAAGAGAGGCGCCAATAACTGGTACTATTCAGGCGGAACTATATCTTGTGTGGATAACTTCATGGGGAAAAGATACAGAAAGAACCTGCGAACCTTTATCTATCGTGGAATAGTATTCTTCCTTGACCGGATATGGCATACGCCTTTATTTGAGAAGATGGGTGTGAAAATGAAATACAACGCTTATTACTGTTATGCCGCTACCTCCGGTATTTGGTACAATAAAGGATTCAAGAAAAGGCTAGCCAAGAGATTTAACGAGTCTTTACGTGGCGGAGGGGATCTGTTCGGGGCTAACCTAGCCTGCATGGTCTGTGACCGGCGGGATATCGATTGGGAAGCGCTTCGTCTTTGGCTTGACAAATACGATGATCCTACTGATAAGGGCATGGTGAATAGCCCTATTCAATTTATGTATTTATATTTATATTATATTTTTAATTATGGCAAAGAAACAGTTAAAGATCCCGTTTAAAGACGGGAGACCATGTAAATGGGTTAAGGATGTTCATGATGAGGAACGCGATAATTATGAGTTCGAGGAATGTCTTGAGATACACGGGTTCGTCCGTGGATGCTCCTCCGCCGTAATGATATTAAGACCGGCGAATGATCATGGGGAAGATTTTAATTATGTCAAAAGTGTCTATTACCAAGTATTCTTGACAGATAGTAAGGAAGTAATACAGAACATGATGCATGGAATCATATATGGTAAATGGACTTTTGTTAAGAGAGGCGAAAATTTTGGCATTAAATTGGTTAAGGTCTTACCTAAGATACATAAACTTACCCTTGATATGTTCGCAAAAGATATTTTTAGGTCTGAGAATAAATAAACAATATGAAAGTATTATCATTATTTGATGGGATATCATGTGGGTATCTAGCGTTACGGAGAGCCGGTATTCCTATTGGGACTTATTACGCCTCGGAGATAGACAAGACATGCATAAAAGTAAGTCAAAAGCATTTTCCTAATATTATCCAGTTAGGAGATGTCAATAACTGGAGAACATGGAATATCCCTTGAAAAGACATAGATCTGGTCATGGGAGGATTCTGTTGCCAGAGTTTCTCTAGCTCAGGTAAGGGTAAGGGGTTTATGGACGCTCGTGGGAGGCTTTTCTTTTGTTTCTCAGACATCGTAAAGCATTTAAAGAAGGAGACCAAAGGTAAGATCCTGTTCTTGGGCGAGAACGTCCGGATGCGGGACGAGCATCGCTGGGTGATAACGGAAGAGCTGGACGTGGAGCCGGTGGAGATCGATAGCGCCTTGGTCTCGGCACAGACCCGGCATCGTCTTTATTGGTGCAATTGGCCGGTAGAAATGCCGAAAGACAAGCATATATCATTGGATGATATTCTAGAGCATGACAAGGGTTGGAATCCGGGAGCCATAAGAGGGAGATATATAGGGACCATTGTCGGTAGAAGGATAGGAGAGGACGGGTATCGAAAGGATTGTGACAAGGACATAAAAATAACGCAATGTCTGGAGATAAGAAAAGATAAGAATACCACTCCCATCAAGAAAAGTAATTGCCTGACAACAGTCATGAAAGATAACGTGATCTCATCACTACCTCCCGGAAGATATCCTAACGCCTTTGACATGAAAGACAAATTCAGATACCTGACCCCGGTGGAGATGTGTAGGCTACAGACATTGCCGGATGATTACCTTGACGGGATAGCTCCGAATACGGCCATGTCTTTAGCGGGTAACGGATGGACAGTGGATGTGATAGCCCATTTGCTAAGAGGCATAGAGCGTAGGTAGAATTTAAAACACGATCACAGCGATATGGTTATAAACAAAACATGGTCGATGCCGAATAAAGAGACATTCAGCATAAGACCGATAAGAGAACTTATAGATAGATATAAAAAAGACGGGATGGTTATAGTGGATCCATTCGCCAGAAACAGCGATATAGGGACGATCACCAACGATCTTGATCCTGATACTAAGGCTATGTATCATAAGGACGCCACGGACTTCCTGTGTGGTCTTAAGGATAATATAGCTGATATGGTACTATATGATCCACCATATTCCGCTAGACAGGTGTCCGAGTCATATAAAAGGCTTGGAGAATCTGTTAATATGCAAACAACACAATCCAGTTATTGGGCTAAGCAGAAGAAGGAGATAGCTAGGATCACCAAGAAAGGAGGGGTGGTCATTACCTGCGCGTGGAACTCCGGCGGTATAGGGACCGGGCTTGGCTTCGAGCAGCAGGAGATTCTTCTTGTGGCTCATGGGGGATGGCATAATGATACGATTGTTACTGTAGAGAAAAAAATCAAGGATTAGATGAAAGAAAGGATATTCACCACAAAAGAACAGGGGAGGGTGCTGGTCGAGGCCGGCCTCCCTATCTCCACCGCCAGCGGGTTTAGGGACCGATGCCTAGATCGACTGCATTCTATGGAGGACGAAGCTGGCCGCATAGGACTTATCGAGGCCGTTACACCGGACGTCTTCAACCCTGTTTGGGATGTAGGGACGTTACTGAATTTACTCCCATATGAGATAGAGGGTTGTACATTCGAATGTTATAAGCTAGAAAACGCATGGTTTGCATTATATAGGGATATAGATGATATTCCTATATATTGGGGCAAGGAGAAACATCTTATAGATGCGTTATTCTCATTGATGATGGATTTGTTTAAATTTAAATGCGGATTATATGAATCACTACATGGAACAGATAACAAGAATAAAATACAAGACAAAGAATAACCCTCCTATGGCTAATGTCCCTCTTATAGGATACAGCAAAAAATATGACTGTTGGGTAGCGTTAGTATACAGAAAGGGGGATAACTATTACACCAATATGGAGTGCGATGTTGAATATAAGACATCCCCTCCAGATGAGTACGAATACGTATATCCGTGAGAATTAGAAGGGATATATTTATATTTAAGCATGATTAATATTATTTTAATATTATTCATGCTTTTATTTTTGTTTAAATCCTATCTTTGTATCAGTATTAAAAACCAGATTGTTATGAACAAGTTGATTTTAAACAATATCCAAGACCTGTGGAGGTGGAGGGAGAAGATAAACATTGATGACTTTAGAGAGGAGCCTATGGCTGAGGATATGCCACTCTATTTCCCATGCGCTGTTATCTGGCATGAAGATTATGGTGAGCATGACGATGATAATTATATATGTTATGGATTTGTTTATGTAGCAGAAATATTAGGGATATGAGTGTTAAGAGACAGATATTTATTAATAACAAAGACATTGATGGGAAGATAGCTAATAATACGACATTTGATTTCGATTTCAATGTTGACAAGAATATTCTTGAAAAAATAAAAGCAAAGAAGGAGAGCAATAAACTAAATACAAAAGATTGGACGCTGTTCTCACTTATGGTTTTGTTTATTTTTGCGATGGGAGTTGTAAGTGGATGGTTAGCGTTTAATTGTTTAGGCATTGGAGAAGGTTAAGGAACATTTTAAAAATCAATAGATATGAAATTACTATTTTTCGATTTAGAGACAACCGGTGTTAAGTTCTGGAGAAACGGGATACACCAAATAGGAGGGATCGTGGATATCGACGGGCAGGAGGCAGAGAGGTTCGACATCCGCCTAGCCCCGAACCCTGCCGCCACGATAGAGCAGGAGGCGCTGGACGTGGCCGGCGTTACCTTGGAGCAAGTGCAGTCTTATCAGCCTATGGAAGACGGATACAGGCAGTTAGTTGGTATATTATCCAAATACGTGAATAAGTTCGATAAGAGGGATAAAATGTATTTAGTGGGGTATAACAACGCTGGATTCGATAACAGCTTCCTACGGGCTTTATTCCAGCAATGTGGGGATAAGTATTTCGGATCATGGTTCTATTCTAACTGTATGGATGTATATGTTATGGTGACACCATTCCTTATGGGCGTAAGAAACGATATGGAGAACTTTAAGTTGATGACCGTGGCTAAGACTATGGGTATTGAGATTGATGAGAATAAACTCCATGACGCTACTTATGATATTGAGCTGACTAGGGATATATTTTATAAGATAATCAACAAAATGGATGTCAAGCTATGAGAGATGTTCTAGAGGCCATGCATGATTACCCGGATGAGGCTCTTGGGTTATTTTTCTTTTTGATAGTGATTGTCTGGTTATTGTCAGGTGTATTTGAGAAAAAAGATGGATGATAAACTCGATGAGATACTGGATCTCCTAAGATCTCAAAATGAGATGATTAAGGATATTCACGACTATGTGAAAGAAGTTACCAGCGAGAAATATATAGGGGAGTCTAGGATGACCAGCTTCTCTATCAATTTGGCCGCTGATATACTTACCGAAGCCATTAGCCCTAAGATAAAAGGGATGATGGTGGATTTATTAAGGAAACAGGGATGGAAAACCGAATGAGACATGGGAACATATGAGAAGAAGGTAAATCAGTTAAAAGATTTGATGGTAAGGAAATACAAATCGGCTTACAACAAATCCAAGGAAATGGACATAGATATAAGCTCGATGACATATCTTCCGAAACCAGACGCGTTTAACGTCATAAATATTGAAAAAATGCATGTTATTCTTGATCGGGTCAATAAGATCATAGATGATAACAAGGATAAGCTTAAGAATCCGACTTGCTCTACATGCGTACATCTGCATGATAATGATTGGGCGAAAAGATACGGGAAAGTATGTTGCTCTATTTGGCAAGTGTGTGACCATTATATAAACCCTAACAGGAAATATGATAGGGAGCAAAAGACTTATACGAGACGCCCAAGCAATAAGGCTTGTCCTAATTATGAATATGGTGATGATAATTTTGAAAACAGAAGAAGATGTATAAAAGAAAAGAATACCCGATAAAGAGCTATGTGCCGATGCGCACCAACAAGGATAGGACGTGTATCTGCTGTGGCGATACGATCCCAGCCGGCAGCAGCAGGATGATACCTAGACACGCCAAGGCAAATCACGGTCTATGTTTCCCGTGCTTCAGGAAATGGAGAGATACCGGAGGAGATCTTAAGCTTATGGACAACCCCGGAGATGCGAAGAAAGAGCATGTCATACATATGTCTAATATCCTGAAAGGAAATTGTGATATAATAAAAGGCCGAAAGCTTTACGTGGCTTTTAAAAAGGCGATAAACGGCGGAAAGAAGATCGTTATCAAATTTGACACTGATCAACCGATATCTATGTCAACAAGAGTCATGAATCCTTCATTCGGGGAGATTATGGATGAGTACGGCAAGGACATATTCCGAGGTAATCTCAAACTGGTAGATGTCCCAAAAGGAGTTAAGGACTTGATAGTTAACTATATAGAAAGATATAATTATCATAAACAACAATGAGGATAGTAAAACGTATGAACTTCAAGACATTTATATTCATGATCCTGACATTCAGGAGAGTAGATCCTATACCTAAAAATATAGGAATCATGTTAGGTGTAACATTTTGGATATCCGTAATATGGATAATATCAAATTTTACTATACTGATAGCTAAATTAATAAAGTAGGCAAAATGAAACAAGGCGATGTGATATGCGAGAATGGTTACTCTGTCAATAGTAATTGCTATTCTTTAGCAAAAGAAAGAATACAAGTGCAGATAAAAGACATAATAGATATGCCTGATGGAGAATTTGAGAATCTGGTAGAACGGTTGTTTAATGAAGCAAAAAAAGAACTTACTATGAGTCTGTTTGTATGCGCTAAATGCGGTTGTGTAGACAATACCGCCACGTCTAGTTACTGGATGTTGACAAACGAGTATATGGTGGATAAATTCGACTATGCCAAGGAACTACAGCCGTACAAGGGCATGGGGCTGTGCAGCGAATGCGGGAGGCTGGCTACCAGCCCAGACGGACGTGATGTCGTGGTGCCCGGTAAATGGCACGGGAAGTTCCCGAAGGAGAAAGCTACCGAAGAGCAGTTGAAACATGTAGGATATAAAAATCTAATAAGATGAATAAGATAAGAAAAGGAGAAGTTAAAATATATAAAGGGAAAGAATACATAGCTATCCCTGAGATAGAAGAAGAGAGTTGTACGGGATGTTGTTTTTACGACAAAGGGATTTGTTTAATAAATCATGCTGATGATCCTAATTGCCTTCATAGCGGCATGATCTGGGAACAAAAAGAAAATAGTATGAGCGATATCAAAGAAAAGGCTATCAAATTAGCCATAGATGCCATGAAGCCCATACCGATACACTCATCACCATGCTACAGCGTAAGTGATAACAGATCGCCGGAGGAAAAGCATGAGGAGGAGATGAGATTTTGTAGGGAGTTTAACGACCTCAGATGTGAGATGCTTATTGATATGGCTAAGAAAATAGAAGAGTATTTATTACAAGATATATAATATGAAGAAAATAATAGGGATAGATTTCGATGGGACATGCGTAGTAGACTCATTCCCTTATGTAGGAGACAATATCGGAGCCGCTAGCGTATTGAGGAAACTAGCTGATAAGAATCTTCTGATATTATATACGTTGACATACTCCCACCACTAAAGTGATTGGGATTCTTGGATACAAGTGTACGGGACCCCGGTTTTACAACCGTTGGAATTACCCGTACTCTCCAATTCGGAAATGCCCTTCCGAAGGATATTTTTAGAGGCTAAGAGGTCCCTGTCGTTGATAGAACCGCATCCGGGACAAACCCATGTGCGGTCGCGTAACAACAGACCTTTATTAATACAGCCACATTCGCAAGTTTTGGAAGAAGGATACCATTTGTCAATCTTATGTACTATCACTCCATACTTTGAAGCGATATACGTAAGTTTGTTAATAAAAGAAGAATGACTAAGATCAGAAACTTTCTTTCCCCACAAACGTTTCATTCCTTCAATGTTTAGATCTTCAATGAAAATATAATCATATTGTTTACACAACTGATGTGCTAACTTCCATTGAAAATCACTACGTAAATTCATGATTTTCCTGTTTGTCTGATGAAGCTCGAACAACCTTCTTTTCCTGTTATTCGATCCCTTTTCAGATCTTGAGAGGTTGCGATTACATTTCTTTATCTTCTTTTGATATCTATTGAAAAACAAAGGAGACTGAATAGACTTTCCATCGCTTAATGTCATGTAAGTTTTAAGTCCGAAATCGATTCCTACAGATGCACCATTACGTGACTTTTCATAGGTCTTATTCGATTTCGAGTCTGTTACGATTACAATGGAATATCTATTACATGTTTCCCTTAAAACTCTGACCTGTTTTACATTCCCATCGTAAGGACGGGAATATGAGAACTTAAAACGCTTGTTTATCTTATTGATCGTGAAAACATTTCCATTCAAAGCAAATCCTCCCTGTTTAAATACAAAGGAGTTAAACTTCTCTGCTTTCTTGAACTTCGGAGGTCTTTTGCATAGCTTTTTAAAGAATCTTTTATAGGAATTGTCAAGACGTCCAAGGATTTCCTGTACGGTCTGGGAATGCAAAAGGACTCTTTTGATTCGTTTGGCAAAGTGCTTTTGAAGCCTGTTCAGTGAAATATATTTTCCAAATCTCCTGTAATAACGTTTCTGTAAATTCAAGGCATGATTCCATACAAATGCGCATTCCCTAAGCATTTTATCTAAATGCTTAGTGTTCTTGGATTTATATATATTGTACTTGTATGAGATCATGTTTTAATTATTTTTATGACGCAAATATAATAATAATTTACTATATTTGCAAAACAATTCAACAAAAAATGGATAGTAGATGGAAAACAAACAGAGGAAGTGTCTATAATTTGGGGTATCACATAATTTGGTGCCCTAAATATAGAAGAAAGAAACTCGTAGGAGATATCGAAAGAAGATTAAGAGAACTTCTATACGAAAAAGCTAGTCAAAACAATTGGGAAATAAAAGAACTGGAGATAATGCCGAATCATGTTCATTTATTTATAAAAGCAACTCCTTCTGATTGTGTATCTCATATTATTTCACAATTGAAAGGATATACAGCTAACATGTTAAGAAAAGAATTTGAATCTCTTAGAAGAGAACTTCCTACATTATGGACAAGATCTTTTTATGTAGAATCGGTAGGGCATATATCCGAACAAACAATTATAAAATACATTGAAAATCAAAAGAATATATGAAATATGATACTACCCCCTCTTTTTAAAGAGGTGCTTTGGATAAAATCGTAAGAGATGGTAAATATCTACAGGATGCCGTGAACTGGTTTAGATACAATCATATCAATCTGTATTCGGTAAACTACAATCCTGAGCCAGTATCATCATCACCAAAAGTGTATTGTGATTATTATATAGATGATAGGAATATCGGCACTCCACTTACGGATAAAGGATATGTGGATTGGGATAAGATGCTGGTGTTATTAAGACAAAATAATTTATTATAAGATAGGTAATTATATATCATTTAAATTTTGAATCATGAAAAAGTGTAAATTGTTAATAACAGATTTAGATGGGACACTGATTGAGACAGTGTCAGGGGACACATTCCCTAAAGGTATATGGGATATGAAACTCAAACTCTACGTATTTGAGGCTATCAAAAATTACGCTCCTGATGACATCCTAATCATATCAAATCAGGGAGGTATAGAAAAAGGCTTCGTGGACAAAGAGATGTTTGAATATAAATTCGATTACATATCAAACGCATTGGAAGATTATACAGATGTATCCGTAAGTGCTTATTACTGCGAAAGCAATAATAAACGCAACGTCAATAGAAAGCCAAATATAGGGATGATAAAAGAGTATATGGATTTCATCGAAGACATGAATAACGATGAAGATGAGGAAGAAAAGATCGTATACGATACTATCTTGATGATCGGGGACGCTTCCGGAAAAGAAGGGCAGTTCTCCGACTCCGATAAGAAGACGGCGGAGAACTTCGGGTGCGAGTATATGGATGTGGATGATTTTGTGGATAAATATAATAACCGATAACGAAAATAAGAAGGATAGGGTGATGATCTCCTATCCTTCTATTATTATGTAAATCCATTTTTGGATTACATTAAGTATCAATGATATAACTATATCTTTTTATCTTTAACGCTGTTCCTTACCCGAATAAAACCATACTCGTTGATTATATTGTCTATATCATTATCAGATAAATGAAACCATTCTCTTTCCATCCTTTTTATCTCAAATTTGCTATGCAATTCATTTTCTATATCTCTGCCAACAAAGGCTATTATCTTAAAATCTATATTACCGGTTCTTATCGTATTTTCCCTTTTGTCAATATTATTGGTTTTACCTATCTTAATATAACCATAAATATTACCTGATCCTAAATATGTATATACTACCTTGTTATCTAATATATCAAATGACATATCATATAAATAGACAAAATCTTTATATATCTTAGTTATCAGATGTCCTATGCTCAAATTATTAATATCGTTAAAATATTCAAAAACAGATATTAAATTAAAAAAATCAATTCTTTTAGCATTTAGAAATTTTCTAAACATATTTGATACATTATTTGATATATCCATATTTGACTTGACTGGGACAAACACCTCAATATTGTCTACTATACAATTATCATATCCAGTCACCAATCTTATAGAAAATCTATATCCAAAAATGTTATCAATAATAGTTTTGTAAAGAGCGTTTAAATCATCGATAAATTCACGAGGGATATCACGTCTAACATCAATATTATCAACTTTATAGATACATATATTATCATATGTTATAAAAATACTATTTATATAGTCTATAACAATATCCCTTTCTGATATATTTTTCAATCTTATGCTATATCTGTATCCACCAAGAATCCTAAGGTCATTTAAATTAGCTATCTGACATAACATAAAACCTAATACAGGGAAATTATTAAATATTGATATATATTCATGTTTACCAGTATTGTTATTGATATGTTTTATTTTGTTTATGATTAGTTCATAATCATATTCCATTTCTCTATCAGATTGTATATCAAATCCATAATAATCTTTATTCCCTTTAACGAAATCGTCTATATGGCATATGTAGGACGATCGAGCTGTCAACTGATTCAATTTATCAGGCATGATAATTTTCAAAGACCCTATTTCGTTGGATTCGGACGTCAAAATTCCATTACTATTGTTCGTGGAATCATGAAAAAGATCTACATTTGTATTCATAAAATAATTACCTATTCCCATCCGTCCGGGATGGATAGATGGGAATACAAAAATAGCCAATCAAATTGTCTTAAACAATTGACCGGCTATTTTTTTGTCATACCATATCAGTTATCTTCCCCTGTCAAAATACCAATTAGCGTCCTCTCCGGACTCGTCCTTATTCCTACCACCTAGAAAGAATCCCATCGTCATGCCGTTGGTCATCAACCAGTAGTCGGATGTCTGCTTAATATCCCTAGCCGTCTTGATATTATACCATTGCTTACCAAACGAGAACTTCATGAGCTGCCTCCATAGCTTGCTCTCGCCCTTATACACGCCGGTCTGGACGGTAGCGAACGGATCCCAGTTTCGAGGATCGGTGAGGTCGCCTAACTTCCGGGCGGTGACCAGCGGATCCTGTAGCATGTCTATGGCGTTAAGCTCCATGAACGGGGATGTCTGGGAGGCGATCTCATTGATCGTCCTGAACCCGATGTAGGTAATGAACTGCCCGAACCAGCTATCCTCATTATCCTCCCTATATCCCATCAATGCCCGTCCTATGGCCATCATCGTAGCGAATACCGCCATGTTGATAATCGATCTCTTGATATTGATCTGCTCGTAGGGGGTAAGCTTATCATACTCTTCCTTAAGCACGTCATATGCCTCTCCCATCCTGCCCTCGGACATCGATCCATAGACATTACCGGCCAGTCTCCATAACGTTCTCATATATCCTTCCTCAAACTGGTTGGTTTGGAAATTGAAACCGGCTTTCTTATACGCCCGCTGTACGGCCAATATAAACCATCCACGATGAGGCAGAACCATGTTAAGGATAGCGTTCCGGCTAGCCCCCACCCGGTTCTGCTCGTTCAAGGCGCCGTCACAGATCTGCACCATGCTCCTGACCCTACTGGACAAGGTGGGTATATATCGGTCTATAATATCCTTGTTAGCCTCGTTCTTAGCCACGATCTTTCCGTCCTTGACATCTACCATGTTCCACATAGAATAATCCCTTAAACGCTCCCAATCGCGTTTAGCCTCGTTAGCGGACATATTCCTGTCCTTCATCATCATCTCCTTGAAATTGGAGTATGACCAGAACTGACCTTCGTATAGGCGGGTATCATCCATGACCGAGATAATGACCTGCGGATCCAACGGGGAGTTAAGAACCTCCATCATCTTAAACGGCAGGTCCCGGAATAAGGTTCTCCATATCTTGTTATACGCCGCCGATCGTACACGGTTGCGGACATTAAACACGCCTAGAGCTTCTCCAACGACATATAGCTTGTTGGTACGGTTTATGTCCCCGATCTCAGACACGTACGTACTCAACTGCTTCTGGGATTCCCCATAGGCGTATTTCATGGAGTCCTTGCTTATATACTGCCCTACCATACCCTCCAAAAGGAAGTTGGCCTGCCCGGTAAGGGCGCCGGTAGCCGCGACGAATGGGGAGAAGCCTAAGTTGGATTTGGATACGAATTTGGTAAACATAAGAGCCAGCTTATTAAGATCGACCTTATAATTACCTATATTCCATTCTGCCCGCTTATTATTTATCCTAACATCATAGATACTGGCGTTAACCCAGTCCTGAAACATTCTATAGGCGTGAGTGGCCTCTGGGTTCTTACCGCCGTCGTATTGCGTCTCCAGCATCATGTTCCTGTATCCCATGACATCATCCAAGGCCGCCCTCTTATACTTGTAAGAGGTCGCTTGTAAGGATAACATGGAATAGGAGTAGGCGAAGTCATGGGACACGTCATCGGCGTTCTCCAACTTACTAAGATAGTATTTGGGGATCATACGATATTTGTTATCGTTCTCATCAATCCCTCCTAGGTCTTGCCCCTGACCATGTATAGGGTCATCCACCCTCTCGCCAACGATATCACGTACGGCGTTGCCGATGACCGCCTTCGGGTCAACCCCGGCCTGCACCATCCTCTCCACGCCGCCCTTGGATATCTGTGGTATTTGGTAGATGTTCCGGAATCGCTCATCATAATCCTCCATAGCCTTACGGCTTATGTTAAGCAGCTCCTTCCTCATCTCCCACTTATCCTTATTGATCGTAGCTTCCTCCCCTTCGTTGGTAATACCGTATTTCTTGAAAAAAGCCTCGTTCTTGTACTTATCGAACCTAGGCGTATGATACCCATAACCCAGATCGGGATTATAATTAGGATTACGGAAAGAACTCTCGGCATCGGCCTCATCAAGCCACTGGTTGTTGATCGTCAGATCAATCATATTAATATCGAACCCGAAACGGGATACGCTCTCTTTCTCGGATATACCATTTTCTATGGCATCAAAGAACTCGGATACCTTATACGTACCGTTATTTATCTTCCTAACGAAATCAGAATATCCCTTGGGAGAGTATTTCCTCATATAAGGATACAACCGGGTTCTGGCGTACTCGACAAGGATCTTATCAGTCTTACCCATCGCTATGTCGTTAGCTAGCTTATTATTGAAGTCAGGACCGTATTTCCTTCTCAAAAACGATACCTCCACGGTCGTCCATGACGGGTTCTTCCTAGATAGCTTAGCGGCCATCCTATCCACCTGACTCCGGGAGCGGGCAGACATATGTTCCTTGGCGAATTTAATCTCATCCATACCCTTGTCGTATGCCATGGCATCCCTTAAAGCGTTACGGTAAGAATCCGTGACTCCACTCTCCACCGTATCAGGCATATCCATCTCAATAGCCTCAGCGGAAGCGGCGGCGTTAATAACGCTCTTAGCCTCAGCCAGACGATCATATAACTCGTTTATCTTTCTTAATGAGGCGGATCCACGTAACCTATCGAAATCATATTCCCCGTATCTCGTGCTATCCCGGTACTGGATAAGCAAGGGCCTTAGCTGGTCATTGATCTCGTTTATTGTCGCCATCGCCTCCTCTACCGCCTCTATCCTTGACGATGACACGGATTGCTCCGTGATCTTATCAACCAGATTCTTGTAATAATCACCCTCCTCGGATCCCCACATATCCTTGGAGAAGCCAAGATGACCGCCAGCTAGCAGGAACTCAAACGCAGCCTTGCCTCCCTCGGACCGCTCTATCCCACGAAGTATCTCCTTGAACTCGGCGGAAGCCTTACGACCCTCGTTGGTATTCCCGAACTCCTCGGCCCACGCCTCGTCCCATGCCTTGATCTCCTCGGACATCATCAGAGCCTCGGATCCCTCTTCCTTTGGTGTCCCATCGGAATACCACTCGCTCTTGGCTATAGCCCTGTCACGTAAAATATCCAGATAAGATCTCCAAGCTATAGGATCGGATTGAAACGCCTTCCAATCGACCTTCCCGTTCCTCACGAACTTATCCATAGCCACATACCGGCTCCTGCGGATACGGGTCATGAAATCGGACGTGGCTTGCGATACCCTACGACCCAGTCTTTCCTCGACCTTCTTATTAACTTTCTCGATCTTATCGTAATAAGCCTGCACCATAGGTTTCTCTCGGTTCTCATCCAACCACCTATTTATCGCGTCGAGATATCGTTGCTGATCCTCGAACGTCATGTTCGAGATATCAAAATTCTGGATGGTAGGTTTGAATACATGATATACCTCCTTCGTAATAGGCTTATCCCCGTCATATCCTACTATGTCGTCACGGGTCTTCACCTTAAGGCCTCTATCGGATAGAAGAAGATCGATAAGCTGTTTCTCGGTCTTACCCGTAACATTCTTAAGATCATATATATCGATAATAGCCTTAGCCTGCTCGGTCCTGTATAGCAAATCGTATTTAGCGAAATCACGGGACGAGTCAAGGTAATCCGAGTTCTTCCCATTTATCTTCTGTATAAGATCCTCATTATCCTTTATCCCCCATCCACGCTCTTTCATCATCTTCGTCATCTTATTGATATTAGCCACGCCCTCAACATGAGCGTCGTTATAAGCCTTGGCAAGACGTTGCCCTAACATGCCTAAGATAGCGTTCCCGCTATGTTCTAACGTCCCGAAAAACCGAGACATAACATTGATATCCTTATGGATGTTATTTATCAACTTCTTTATCCCATTCCAGAATCTTTCCGGAATATTAAACATCCGGAGCTGTCCATCCAGCCAATCCTCGTTACGATCACTACGGAGGGCGTTTATATCGGACATGGATGTCTCCGCCATCCGTAATATATCATCCATATCCTCTACCATACCAACCTTATCGTTGCTATAATAATCCGCCGCCTGATTGTTGACGAATCCACGCAGATTCCTGATCAATGGCACTATCTCCCCGTATACGTTATCGATAACCTGTATCGTCTCGTAATCCAATCCCTTATCACTCTTACGCAAGCTACTGGCTACGGTGACCAAATACTCCACCTCAGCCTTGGCGGTAGCTATAACGCTTTTAGTGGATAATAGGTTGTTGTTTTTACTAAGCTGACCTCCAACCTGCCTTACCTTCTCGCCTATATCACGAAGGAGGGTGATGCTCTCTCCGATCCTCTGGCTTTGGCTTGACCTCATCCTCTGTAACCTAGTGTATAGCCTCTCCAATGACCTCCCGTTCTTAATCAACTTATTAGCCACGTCAACATCCGATAATGAGTACATGAGATGGTCACTATCCTTTAACAGAAGCACGTCAAATGCGCTTGGATCATCAGCTAACGCCGACTCCTTTATCCTATCAAGAACCTTATTCAAGTCTGATCTTTGAGTAGAGAAGAAATTCCGTATAGCCCGGATTATCCTGCCAAACAAGGAGAGCTGGGCGTCCTCGGACGAGGCCAGATCCTCCACCGCCTGTTCCATGCCCGGTACGAACCGCTGGGCCAGCGTCTTACCTAGGATCTCCCGCTTCACCATCCGGTCTAGCTCCTCTCCTTGGTACTCCTTCCCATATACCTCATAATAACGACCAGCGAATTGGTTCCATAATGAAGTTCCCTCGACAGAATCAAGTATCTCGTCAATCTCCTGCTGATTACGATAAGTATCGATCAAGAAGTGAGCCACCTCCTCATTAAGATCCTCTACCGTAGCCCCCTCAGCCAATGCTATCACGCCATTAGCCATATCGGATAACGCCCTAGCGGAAGGATCTACGCCATTACGCATCTTATACTTATCCATATATTCGGACATACCCATCACACGGATACCTAATGTGGATAAGATGTTGGTTATATCGGTCCTGTTTTGAAGATCTTCCGCCTTCTCGTTCTCAATAACGCCACGGACATTACTCCCATATAAGGCGTTATCCTCCATCATCAACGATAGCGCTAGCTCCATGAACCCATCATACCTGTTATTAAGTTCCTCGAACCGCCCTTGCCTTAACATGCCTTTAATCTCAGACCTGCTTACCGTGACCTTCTCCCCGGATGTCGTGATAAGATCAAGATCGTCGCTCACCTCCGTATCAAAACCTATAGAACCCAATACGTTCATCTCAGAGGACTGACTTCCAAATCTATTCCTGATGCTGGATAAGGCATCCATAGCGTTATAGATCTTAAGACCATCGGAGTTGCCGGCCCCTGTAAGATAATACCTATCTCCTAGCCTTATACGCTCACCGCTTAACATACCTTTCTTGATAAGGTAATTAACAAAGCCTCCACGGGTGCTTATATTAGAATCTGAGCTGATGCCAAGGACCGGGATGAACGAATCACTGTTGTTAAGGGTTATGGAGGACGAGCCAAAGGAGATGTCAGCCGTACCGGACGGGACGTCGCTCTCCTCGACACTGCCGGCCAAGAACCCGGCCTCGACCCGCCCGCCGGACGATCCTTTTATGGCATTGGCGTAAGAGTCGTGTATCTTGCCGTCATCCGATCTAAAAAACAGGCGAGGCTCACCGGAATCATATACCAATCTTGAAGATGGGGGCGTATAATCTTCAATATCATTTAACGGCAAGACATTACCAGAAAATATGATCTCCCCATCTATATTTCCGCCCTTCACCCTGATATTAGGTCGTTGACCGGTAAAAGCGCTTTCCACGGCCTTCCATAACATACGGGCTGTCTCCCTAATATCTATATTCTCCCTGATAGCCCTTATATCATCCCATGACGCCTCTTTCAGTATCGTATCGCCAACATTATTCTCGTTTATGGAATCCAGATCCACCTCCTGTACCGTGGACGTATCTACCACAGCCATATCATTGACATCACCTACCTCTCCGGAGGTAAGATAAGCCACGACATTATCGCTATTCCCGAGACTTCTGGCCAACGCCGGGGCATCCATATCGCTTATGGCGGACAAGACCTTGGCTGACATAAGCTGCCCCCACTCGCTAGCGTTAAGTTTGGCACTTATGGATCTGGCGGCATCCTTATTCCTTGACACGGATCTAGCCCAGTCTCCGAACTTAGACCTGAACTTATCGTTATAAATAGTCATATAAGCTTCAGCGGCCTTATTAAGGTCACTTACGGCGGCTATACCCGCTATCTTATCGAACAAGGTAGATACCTCTCCGGAAGGAGTCAAGACACGGATTATCTTACCCTTACTATTTCTTTTAATTACGCAACTTGACATAACTTCATGTTTTTGACAAAGATAAACAAAAAGCCCCCACAAATAAGCGGAGGCTGATATTCTTATATTCCTTATATAATTTACGACTTAATCCGTATTCTTGCTATTGATGAACTTACTAACGCAATCACCAGCAAAGCCGGCTATATACGCCGCATGCTCATCCTCTCCAACCTTAAATCCAAGCGACATATTACAGAACTGGCACACGCTCATGGCTATATGGAACGACTCATGACATATATTTCTCATCATTATATCATCGTCGCTTGAAAAATTCCAAAGTATGGCGAATTTACCATCATCGTCCCTATCCCTTACCAGATTCACGAAAGACGCTTCCTTATCCATATCATCCTTATCACCCCATTCTCCCTTATGATCCGGCTCCATATTCTCGAAACGGTTACATAACGTCTCGTAATCCAATCCTACCGTGATAATCAACTTTAATGGATATACCACGAAATCAAATTCCTGCTCTCTCATAATTTTTTTAATTTTTCTATAACCTCAAAACACATCTTGCACTCAATCCTACGATACAACTGCCTTACGCCATCTACCGTAACCCAATAACGATCACCATCACGGTGCAGGAACTCACTCATAACCTTGGTATCAGCCACATCATGTAAATCGTATGAACTGAAACATAACTTACATATATCGTCAAGATCAAAATAAGTAACCTTATTATACGACATACAACGGATTTGTCTCCCATCAGGAATCTGAACATCGAAAACATCTATCTTCTTCATATCTAAAAAACAGGGATACCGATCCCATCACAGACCTGTATCCCTTTATAATAAATTAGCGATGAAAAGCATGGTGATGGACATGCGCCACAAATGTAATTACAAAATTCGTAAAAACAAAATATCAAGGGCAATCACCTATGCATTCGCACGGAGCATCGCTCTTTAAAATCCCGTATACCCGGTTGTCGCTGGTTAACCACCGTTTCCCGTCGCTCGTGATATAAGCTTGCCTACATCCCTCCTGATTCACCGTGAGCGTCTTCTTAACGCCTTTGGGGGTTGTTATCTCCAACTCAAGGGTACGGTCAAGGCCTTTGTTCATTACCGAGCCAAAAGAAACGGCGGCGTTACCGGTCCCGGACCCGGGGCTGACGGTCAAGTGCTGGTTCGTCACCTCGCCTACCCCGTCTTTCCAATTAATATCTATATCATTCATCCTATTTAATGCTTTTTGTAAATACTCATCGCTTAATGTCCTATCGTAAATATCAAGAGCATAAAAAGCTCCATTCCACACATAAGCTTGAACACCCCTAGAGAAAGTGCCTATATATAAATTATCCACGGTTGATGTATAATTTGAAGATACAAGATCCATCTCTCCATTGTAAGACTCCTTAGTTACATAAACGATCGATAATTCAGGGTTATATATATCTTTTACAGCAATATCCTTACTACCAAGACGTACATATACATTTTTGGAATACGCTAATTCACTACAAAATTGCTGAGCCTGATTCGTTGATACACTTTTAGATAAAAAGCAATTAGTGGATTTAGAAGGATTCAAATTAATTCTTTTATATACAAACGTAAAATCATTGATGGCCGGGAAATTCTCGCATATACCATAATCATCAATACCATCAAATACAAGAGCGCCACCTTCGTATCCAGAACCAAGCGTAAACCCAAAATTCTTCAACACAATATCGTGACCGTTTCCAGACAAGTCCTTTAACACGTCTCTATCTGCGTCACTGTTGCCCTTACCATTACATCTATAAGAAGCCACTAAATAATCATCTATATTAGCCATAATCTTTTTTCTTACAAATATACTAAAACAAACAAACCCCAATCAGCTTAAGTCGATCGGGGTTTGAATAAACAATGAAAATCGATTATAATCTTCCTAACATCCTCATCACGGTTCTAGAGGAAGCATTTTTCCATGTCCACTCATCGTTAGATGTTACGTTAACTGTCTGAGCGGAACCGTTAACATCCAAATTGATAGTTTCCTTATCAATCTCAAGAGTAGAGTCACCAGCGGCTTGAGTGATGGTAACTTGCGCCTTTTGTCCACCGGCAGCCGTTACGCTTAGCGTAGCCACCAACTCCTCGATAGAGACATTGGCAGGAACATTGGAGATAGTAATACTCCAAACAAACTCTCCGGTAGCACCAGGATCGTCAGCGATAAAAGCGCCGTTAGCTGTCTGCTTACCAGCCGCCGTATAATTCTCGGGGAGCTGTAAAGTCAGGCCATTCTCCTCCGCCGGAGTAGCAGCGAAAGTAAGCTTAGTACTATTAGACTTACCTGTGATAGTTACATTACCACCGGTTTTAGCGACAGTGGCCGTAGGACTATCCGAAGTCACGGACTCAGCGGCGGCGGCCTGATTAACTACCAACGCTTTTTGAACGCCACCGTTAGTAACGACAATAAGATTAGTTGTACGCTCAAGACGACCTGTATATTTATCTCCTGATATAGATACCGCCTGATCACCTGATCCTGATACCGGATCGACTGTTACAAAACCAAATTTTTGTGATGCCATATTCAAATGATTTAAAAAATGTCTTTTTATTATGCCAAAAATAATCTATATTTAATTACACGTCAAATATAGGGGGGGGGTAGATACGACTAGCCCTGTACAACCTCAACATACAACCCTACTAAGTCCTTTAAATTATGACTAAGAGGAGTTCCACTATCCCTTGTGCATTTATACACGTCAGCGTTCTGAATGTAATATTTATCCTTAAATATCTCCATAGGAGGGAAATAAGGGATAGGATCACCTATAGTCCCGACATGCTCCTTGTCAACAACCTTATATAAGGAGGCCGTACTGAGTCCAGGCTCCCATTCTGACGATAACGTATGAGGCTGGATAACCTCGTAAAGGATATCCGTATCCTCCTTAACTACCCTAAGATAAAATCCGGTATCCACGGATAGCCCGAACTCCGCTCCTTCTTGTCCCCATATAGGAAATAGGACCTTAACATCCAATTTCTCGTTGGATGATAAGGATAAAGATTTGTCATTAACCAACATCCTAGAAAACTCGACAGCTACTTTTTGAGGATCGAGAGCATCCTTCTCCTTCGCCTGTTGCTGGATGTACGCCGTGGTAACACTTACCTTATCAGGATAGCCGGACTGAACATCGACAGCTCTCACCTGTTCTACGGTAGTGACTATACTGATCTGCTTTTGCTTGTCCCCTAACGCCGTTGTCAGATCGTTATCGTACTTATCCATCATCCCGATCAAGATCTTGCCTTCCGTCATATCGAACTCCAGACCCATAATCGTTATCTTACCGACTATAGCCCCATCAGCCAAAGCGCTACGTCTGTCATATTCAGGAATATAAATATCTTGATCATCCAAGAAAAACTCATGGAGATTTTCAGTCTCATAAGATCTCAGCTCCTCATATTTAGCCGATTTCTCCTCGTTAAGAATCCTCGACTCATCTAGCCTAGCTTCAATGATCTCCTTAACCGTGGCTTTAGGATTAGCTTCCTTGAACGCCAATTGCTCCTCTCCCAGCTCTATCCATGGAATCGGATTGCCATTAATATAATCATCATAGCTATTACCCTTAGCGTAATTATCATCAAGAGGTTCGTCTAAAACCAACATATTGGGATATATTTCCCTGTTTATATATGTATATGCCATAATCTATTCTTTAATCTTGTTCTTTAACGGCGATGCTATACTTGCCTGAAGCGTAACACCAGATATTTATCTCGAAAGGCTTGTTAGCTGTAGTGGTTATAGAAGTACCACTCATGCTTACATAAGCTCCTGAATTTGGTATGGCTTGAGTAAAGGCCGCAGACGGGACACACCTGATCATCAGCTCCTCTCCTATCTGCATACCTGACGCCACGGATAGGGTGGTAGCCGCTGATAGCGTGGCCGTGATACTTCTCTTGGTGATAGGCAGGTTGGCTAATGTCGTGACCGTATTAACTCCTATAAGCCTGTTCACGGTCTTCTTATCGGCGGCCGCCATCAATCCATTAGTGGATTCGTTGGCCACGGCATATGTCGTGTTAGGAGGGGTAGCCCATGTACCATCTCCACGCATAAAATTAGAGGTGCTACCATTAAGCCGTCTCAATAAGCCGTTGGCTGTGGTGGAAGCTAATCCGTATGTGGTATTGGTAGGCACTACCCACGTTCCATCGCCACGAAGGAAAGACGCCTGCTTGCCAGCGGCTGGGGCCGGCACCAATCCCGCAGCACCAGCCGCAGATGCCGTAGCCGCCTTCATGTTGGCGTATGTAGTATTCGTATCCTTATAATAGGGAATACCACCAACAATAGGGCAGGCGGTATAGCCGGAAGCGCTTGTCACGGAACTTCCGTTCTTCACAAGACCTGTCGTGCCATTGGCGCCAACGACACTATAAGTGGTATTATTATCCGTCCAAGGCACGTTGACATACATCTTGCCGCTACTATCCAACTCCACCGGATAATTCTTGCCATTCTCCGAATATCCGATCATCACCAATCCCAGGGTTGTGGTATTGGCCTTAGCGTATGTGGTATTTGTCGGAACCACCCATGTGCCATCACCACGCAAAAACGACGCTTGCTTGCCGGCAGCCGGAGCGGGCACCAATCCCGCCGATCCTGCGGCTGAGGACGTCGCTCCGCCCATGTTGCTATATGTGGTGTTAGGAGGCGTTTGCCATGTCCCGTCACCACGAAGATACTTGGCTTGCGCTCCGGCGGCAGGTGCGGGAACCAAGCCGGCCTTTCCGGCGGCGGAGGCAGAAGCGGCTCCCATATTGGTGTATGTCGTGTTGGTATCCGTCCACGGAACATTCACATACATCTTACCATTTCCGTCAAGAGCTACTGGGTAATTCTTTCCGTTAGCTGAATACCCGATCTTAACAAGACCCAGATTATCGCTCGTGGCCTGTGAGTATGTAGTGTTATTGTCAGTCCAAGGGACATTGACGTACATCTTGCCATTAGCCAAGAGCACAGCGTAGTTCTTTCCATTAGAAGCATAGCCGATCTTAACCAATCCTAAGGTGTCGGCCGTGGCTTCATTATACGTTGTGTTATTATCCGTCCACGGAACGTTAACGTAAGCGTTGCCGGACGAATCCAGTTGCACCTTATAGTTCTTCCCAGAAGTCGTATATCCTACCTTAATACCGCCAAGAACGGTAGCGGAGGACGTGGGAGGTGTGAAGGTACTTGGTTTGCCCGTAACCCCGGACCAAGGCACGGAGGAAGCCTGACTGGCCGTGTAAGGCTCATACCCATCCTCACTGTTTAATTTAGACTCGTCTTTTATCAGATACATCTTACCTGTAGACGTGACCTTTACCGTATCACCACTTTGAGCCGTAGCGGTGGTAAGGGCGAATCTAGCCGTATCATTAGCTACCACGACCAATCTCTCCAAAGCCGCCTTAGGTAACCTATCTATGCTGATGGTTCCGGACGCGATCTTAGAGGCATCAAAATTGGCCAATGTCGTGGAGATAGTTACGTTGTCTCCGAAGTCCGACGAGACACTACCGGTAACAGCCCCGGACAGCGCTATGGTCCTAGCCGCCTGTAATTTCGTGGCGGTAGGGGCATTATCCGTCTTAAGAGCATATTTAGTAAGATCAATATCATTAGCCTTATCCAAAAGCTGATCTATCTGCTCACCATTGTATTTACCTTGAAAATCTTCCATATCAAACTTATTTTTGCTCAAATATAACTAGTTAATTATATACCATTTTACACCACCTATGTTTTAAAACATAAAGTAAAATATAGATAGTATTACTTTAATACGTATCTTTGCCTCGTAAAACAATTTTATCATGCTGAGATCATACGAATATAGACTTAATCCCACCAAAAGCCAAATCCGGTTGATGGAAATGACTTTCGGCTGTTGCAGGTATGTCTATAACTGGGCTTTGCAAACAAGGATCGAAGCCTATCAGCGTGACAAAAAATCAATCTCTGCCGTTGATCTTTGCAAGATGTTGACTGAACTGAAGGAAGATAAGGCTTTTCTTTATGACGTATCTAATGAATGTCTCCAGCAGTCAATCCGGAACATGGATCAAGCCTTTGTCAGATTTTTCAGGGAAAAGAACGGCTTCCCTAAATTCAAGTCAAAGCACAGGAATAGGCAGTCATTCAAGAATATAAACTCTGTTCATGTTGATCTTGAAAACAGCAGGATTAAGCTACCGAAGCTAGGATGGGTAAGGTTTTACGCCAATCAGACTTTCAACGGCAAGATAGGAACTGTTACGGTATCCAAGACCCCAACAGGGAAGTACCTCGTGTCTATCCTCGTTGATAACGGCGCCGATCTACCATCCAAACCTGTTATCGATCCCGACAAGACCGTAGGAATCGATGTAGGAATAAAGGACTTCGCCGTCCTCTCGAACGGGGATGTGTACCGGAACCCGAAACATCTGGAGAACAGTACCGTCAGACTTAAGGTATTGCAGAGAAGGTTAGCTCGCAAGCAGAAGGGAAGCGCCAGACGTAACAAGGCGAGATTAGCCGTAGCATCCATACATGAACGGATCCATAACCAACGTCAAGATTACCTGCACAAGGTGTCCTCTAAGATAGTACGTGAGAACCAAACTATTGTCATTGAGGATCTTAATATCAGCGGGATGATGAAAAACCATCGCCTAGCCAATAGCATCGCTAGCGTGTCGTGGAGCGAGTTCTTCAGGATGCTGCAATACAAGTCGGACTGGTACGGACGGAACCTGATTCGGATCGGGAGGTTCGATCCCAGTTCAAGGATGTGCGAATGCGGGTACATACATCGAGATCTTAGGTTGTCGGACCGTGAATGGGTTTGTCCTGAGTGTGGCGCCGTAAATGACCGGGATCTACTTGCCGCTAGGAATATAAAGAAATTTGGCCTAGAGAAAACTAATCTCATAGGCCAAACAAAAGATATCTCACCGGTGGTGAACCGGGTAGGGGACGTGGAGCCGTCAACATTAGTTGGGGCTACGAAGCGTCAAGTTATATCGGTGCAAACTGGTATATAATCACCTATAGCTATATACATAAATACCAAGAAATCGAGGGGGGGGGGAGATACTGGTAAGCGTCAGAAACTACCATCCCCGTGCAGGAATCCGCTACGGAATATAATAGCCTTGTCTTTAAGTTTCTGGACGGACTCCCATTCCCATTCACCCTCACAAGGCTTAACGACATACTTATTCCCCCATGTCTTAAACTTCCTCTCTATAACAAACATCTCTGGGTCTTTTAAGACATGGAAGATACTTCCAACAGGGAAATACTTATCAGTTCTCAATATAACTCGATGATGTCTCTCGTCATATTCAGGATCGCCTACGATACGTGCCTTATAAAACTGGAAATCATTTAACGTCTGATCCACTGGCTCTATCCAATAATACCCCTTACCCATTGCAGTTTGTATTTAATTATCTATATTTGCGGTGTAGTAACTCATAATGTTTTAAGTGATTTTCAACCAAAGGGGAAGGGTGTCCGTGAGGATGCCTTTTTTCATTCCCGCCCACCCTTCCTATGAACAAAAGATCTACCTCGAACAAATGTAATCATAATAAGGCTACGATCAAAAAGAAACCCTATCGGTATTCTATCGCCGACAGGGTTCTTCCAACGTTGTATCAAATCATATCATCTCACTCCATTTGATTGTGTCACCGACGAAGCACCGCACCGCCAGATACCTTACGAACGCCGTCCCTTCCGGGGCGTCAGGGTCTTCCAGATAAGCCAAGACAGCCTTGACTATTTTCTGGTCGCAATCCAATACCTTAGGAAAGTAGTCGCTATAGAACATAGCGAACAGGTATTGGATATCTCCCCAAGTGGCGTTATCAGGTTTCTTGGCCCCGCATTTATCGAACATCTGCTTAGCGTCCTCCATCGTCCATCTTCTCTTGGATCCGTCAGCGTTAAGCATCTTGTCGGCGGCTTCCCTAGCCAACTCCTTGGAAAAGTGATATCCATGGGTGTCTATGTACCGCTTATAATCCGGGTCATCAGCGTCTGCTCCTCAGTAGTAACGACTTCTCCTACCTCTACGCATATAAGGTTCCGTACCATCGTACTCGTCACGGATGTCACGCTCGCCAAACCATCCCTTACGGTACATCTCATCCTCCCGCTCATGATGTCTTTGACGTTTCTCAAGCTCCCGCTCGTTACGCTCCAGTTCCCTCTCGCGTCTTTCGAGATCACGCTCACGGCGCTCAAGCTCCTCCATCATCCCGTCACGTTCCTTACCGTAATGATCATATACGCCACCATCGTAACCCATATAAGTGCCGTCGGAGCGGCGTGAGCGTCCCCTACCGCCTCTGCGGTCGTAGATCTCATCATCATATTCCTCTTGGCCGTTGCCTAAATCTATAACTCTCATCTTAACCTAATTTTTTAATTAACAACTCTTTTAACTCATCGAAAGAAGACCCCATCCTATCGACCTTCTCCTCAAGATTCTTAATCTTTCGGTCTTGATCCTTAGTCTGCTTAAAAGTAGGATTGATATCCTCCAAGATACTGTCGCATGCCTCTATGATCTCCTTATTCTTATCCACGCTATTCACGATATCCGTACTGGTTCGTTTCATGGCGTTCAGGTGGTTCATTATCGGATCCACGGAGCAGGCTAGCGTAATGCCGTTGGCCATAGCCACGTTCTGATTCTCTGGAACTACGTATGTCATGGACTTCCCGTCCACCTCTATAGTAAGATCCATAACCCGATCTTGCAACTGCTGATACTGACCTAACTGGGACTGGGCGAACCTAGGCTCCGAGACGTTAACCACCGTACCCATAAAGAATTTAGGAACCCCTGAGGTATCCAACGTATAAACCTGATATCCTTTCTTTAAATCCTTAAACATAATAACGATCTTTTTAAATGGGAGGGAGGTTACCCTCCCTGTTCTTTCTTAGTAAATTCATGCGCTAGGGGCGGTAGCCGCCGTAGCCGTATGACCCAACATCCTGAACACGCCGGTGCATTTGTTATAATACACAAGATGCTCGGTGTAGGCCCCTACTATAGGATCACTAGAAGCCACGGGAGTCGTAATATCCTGCCCTGTCATATGTGCCCCAACCTTATCCACTATAGGTGTCTTGTTGACGATAACCCCGGCGTTGGATACCGTAACAGGAGTGGTGGTAGATAATCCGGACGGAAGGACGATCGTGGCGGGATAACTAGCCTCTGTCTCCGTCACCGGATGACGAACCTTCCATAACAATATCCCCTCTGGAGGTAGTGAGTTCCACTGACACGGATTGATGCCAAAATCAACCGTAGGTTCGGCCGCAGAAGCGTCAGATACCTTTCCAGTAGTGGCTACTACCGGGATGCCTCCCCTGTCAAGACGGGAGGAGGCGAATGAACCGATCATATATCCTCTGAAATCAGCCATATTGTCCCCCTTCCTTATAATACGGCATTAGTAGTGCCGCAAGCGCATCCACATTCGTTAGCTACCCTTACGGTAGGAGTATAGCAGCAACCCGGATTCTGTACGACGTAAGCCGGAATCGGAGCCTTTGGAGCTAACTGACTAACGATGTTCTGTGTCTGTTGTTGGGTGATAGCGGAAGTAGCCAAAGCCTGTTTCTCCTCACGAAGCTGTTGGATAGTATTCTGCATCTCACGCATCTCAAGTTGACAGAACTTGTCATTGATGATTTGAGTTTGAAGATCTATCTTAGCAGCCAACGCCTGAGTCTGGGCTTGGTTGGATTGAATAACGTTATTGAAGCCGTTAGTCAAGTTGTTCTGCAATACGTTCGTCTGACCGGTAATAGCCAACTGATTCTCATATCCCTGACGGGTGATAGCGTTCTGGATATTACATCCTACGGTGTCTAACGAATGTTGGATGTTGTTAAATCCACTAGCCATAGCGCTTTGTAAGTTGCAGCAACATGCGCTAATCTGGTTACCGATCTCACATCCTTGTTGCTGTACGGCGTTGATAACGGCCTGAGAAGTCATACCTACCTGACCGGCCACCTTATCAATAGCGCCTTGTACGTTACAGATAGCGTTTTGTAATTGAGAGGTAGAACAGTTAAGGGCGTTTGAGATCTGGTCGATAGCGCTTCTGTTACCTTGGATAGCCTGCATCAGTAACTCACGACCATAGTCGTTGTTCAATTGAGCCGGAAGACCGTTAGCGCAACATTCATTGCCATTGCCAAAGCCATTTCCGAAGCCACGTCCGCCCCACAACCAGAACAGGACGATGATCCATAACCACCAGCCGTTGGCTCCTCCGAACTGGTCTTGGTTGTTACGGCCGTTCATCAACGCCGCAACCAAATTCGGATCCATCTTATTTCCACCCAAAAGGCTGGTAAACATACCCGGAATCATAGATAATAAACCGTTAGCGGCGCTACCGCTCCCGGAACCCATGCCGTCTAACAGCACGATTTTGTCTCCACTTGTACCCATGTCTATTTATTTTTGAATTAATAATAAACCCACCTGATGGCGGGCGTTACAAAGTTCAAAAATTAATAATCCTGGGATCGTGATATATGTCACCATCAAGGCACGTCATGTCATGCAATTGGTATTAATAAGAACCGGTACAAGACAAAAAATCCGGAACGTATCACTACGGCCCGGATTCATGCAAATCTATAAATTCAATGTTTCAATGCTCGAAAGAAAACGTCTCACGACGTCAAAGAGAGATTAACTACACGAAAAATCTCGCATTAATTTATTTGTATTAGCAGTGTATTCATTAATTATCTTACTGGATGAGGGATTATCCTCTATCCTTGATAGACGGTTATCGTCACTCCTTACCGTAACATCACCCATCCTTCGTACCATGTTTTCTTGATATGATGATGGATCGGAGTATATAAGATCATCAACGAACCTGTATATCGCACCATCAACCGTCTCACCTACCTTCTCATATAAACCGGATTGGAATGACACGAAATCATCATACCTTCCACGAGCCAAGAACGAACCGTCCGGTCTCGCCTCGACACCGCCGTTGACCTCCCGGAGCAGGCCCGGATTCCTTTGGTACAGATACCTATAAAACCCGGCATCCATCATCCTATCCTGTCTATCCAGATAGAAAAGGTTTCTCATGCTACTGTCACCGGACTCGATAGCCACGTCAAACAGAAGATCCCTTACCTGACCTTCCGGCAACGACATCTCCATGCTTTTTAACGTACCTCTGTCATGGTGGTTCAAAGATACATTATAAAATCCATTAAAATCAAGGAAACGTAAGACATTATTATATAAATCCGATTTTTTTAACCTTTCCTTGATCTGGATTTTCCTCAACGAGGTACAGGATTTGATAAAATCCCGATCCTTTCCATGCCTAGCCTCGTATCTCCTGAACTCCCGATCAATATCGACATCATCCACCTTAGGGGTAACGGGATGCTGGTATATCAATCTGGTAAGGATCATGTTCTCAGTATTCGAGGATGAGATGTTGGACATAACTAGCTTCTTTATGTTATCCTTGACCACGCCAATATCAGAACGGGAAGCCCCGGCGGGAACCACGCCAGCCGGCAAGTACGAGGGCCGCTCTATCCCGATATCGGCCAACATCTCATAGGCCTGATCGGTGTCGGTTATCGGGGCTGTGTTATGGTACGTATTCCTACCCATATACAACATGCTCCTATCATACATATCGGAAGGGGATGTATTCCCGGACCTTACATACACCATCCTATCACTGGTAGAATAAGTATCCTGAACCTCGTATATCGGATTCCCTTTTCCTGTTATCCTATCAAGATCGGAGATAAAGCTATCGTATACCGAATTGCCTGCCTGTATGGAAGATAACATGACATCCAGCGACGCCATAAGATCACGGATATCCTCCGGTCTGGATATAACCATCTCATCGCTGATCGCCTCGCTTATATCCACGCCCATGTCGGCAAGATCCATAGCTATATCATACAGACGTCCGGAAACGTCCTTGATGTCCTTAAAATCATCCATATCGATTATCTCCCCAACCTTATCCCTTAGACCCTTCATATCCTTAGGCATACTGATATACGGTGTGGTACTATTGAAGTACGAGTCGGTAATCGTATTTCCGTCCTGACTCCGAACCTCCATACGGGTCATATTACGGTACGTGTCATACATCCGATCTGCGTAATCCTGATCCTCCTGATACCGGAGTGCCAAGGAAGGGTAGGGGACGGAGGTGAAAGCCCGGTCAAACTCCCGGCGGTCGCTGATACCGCCTACCGCCCTCATGATCGTATCCCTTACCTCTATTGGATTCAAGCCCCTTCTCTTTCCTAACGAGTCATATGTATCCTCATATATCATATAATCATCACCAAGGCCTGACTCGGAGGACAGGAAATACATATCCTTCTCATTAAGATCCCCGTCAGACATAAAATCGACAATCCTCCTCATCATATCCCTTACCCGATCATACGCCGATCGGTTGGTCATGATATTATCAATCTCATCGGCGTCATACATCCCAGATCGCTCAAGATTGTACCTATTGAGGAATATATCACCGCCGGAAAGGAAGTTAGATACGATCATATCATTAAGATCATTGATATTATCAACGCCCAAGGAAGTAAGGGTGTTATTGATATCCTTAACCTCATCGGCCATGAAATTGCCGGCGAAATAGTTCTTTCGCTTGATAAATGACATAACATCATCATACCTAGGTTCCCCATTACTATCCAGATCATATTCTGATGGCATGGACATCCAATCGCCAAAGAAAGACACGAAGTCGGGGGAGTAGGCCGTACCCCAGACCGATAAGGCCTGCTTCTGGTCGCCCAGCACCTCCATCGCCCTTTGGTATAATCCGGATGGTTGGTCGTTAGGGGCAAGGACATTATCTACCCCACCCTCCTTATTTTTTATAACATAACAAGATCTTCCCATTGCTAAAACGTTTTGTTACAAAGATAAACAAAATCCCGCCTACTCTCACGAGCGGACGGGGTACTAAATAACAACATAATAACAAACCTTATGTTTACTCTGAAAAAGTACAAATCATTTTGCCGATCCTCACGGACAAACAAAAACTAAATCCTAAAAACAAAAAAAATGAAACTTATCGTTTAGCGAAAATATCTTTATCTGATCTACTCAGAACCCTACCTTTCAATTCCAAGAACCTAGGCATCCATTCCTTAGATATCTTAGACACGATCCACTGGAATCCCTTAGGAGTCACATAAACAGTGTTAGTTCCATAAAACTCATCGTCATCACGATATCTGTAACGAGCATAACCACGATCTATCATCCTTTGGGATAACAACCATCTTTTACCGGTTTTAGCGAAGAACTTATTATCCTCAAGCAATATCCGGAGATTCTTCTCCGCTATATCATATCCATGAGCCTCTAACTTTTCCCGAACCTCTCTGATCAACATATCTGTCTCTTGGGCTATTTCGGCTGTCTTAGCGAACTCAACCATAGGAGCCTGTTCTTTGATAATATTATCAGATATCCTTTTGGCTTCCTCTGCCGCTTTCTTCGCCTCAGCTAATGCCTTTTTCTCCTTTTCAGATTTAAGTAACGCCTCTAATGCCTCTATATAATCAGATGGAAGATCGTTTCTGCTTATATCAGAGTTATTCCTATTTATTGATGTATGCCCTTTCAATAGAAGTTCCTTTATCTTGTCTGCACACCATAACTTAAAATCTATACTAAGCCATTGAGCAAAATCTATAGCTATATCTTCATGCAGCCATACTCCACCTCCAAAAGCTGGCATTCCAGTCTTCTTTATAACTAACTGATTTTCAGATTTACCAGTTTTTCTGGTAATTGCACTAACCAGCTCATTTGCAGATGTTAGCGATAAATAATCATTTGGTCTTCTATTGAAGTGTTTAGCCATCTCTGTGGCATTAATATAAGTCGTTCCATTGATCGTCTTAAAAGTCACCTCATTTCCATCATAACTAAAAATCTCAGATAATTCACTCATAATATAAAAACAACGAGAGCCATTGGCGTCCGTTATTCCACCAATAGCCCTCATCTATCGCCTACGCCTAGGCGAGTTAATATCTTCTTATGGCCCAATAACGGATGGACACCGCAAATATAAGACCTTATTTTGAAACTACAAACAAACAGGATATATTTTTACAAAAAATGTAATCAATTATATTCCTCTGTCATATACAATGCATAATCATACCTATCCTCCATCATCATCACCACCTTCTTGATATCAGATAAAGTTAGTTTCTTTATCTCCATATTCCTACTATCCATCCTGATGAAAGAGTCCTTGAACTCTTGCTCGGTTATAGCATCCAATCTAAATAGGTTATACTTTATAAGTAACTGGCTTACGTCAAATATCAGGATATTAAGATCAACATCATCTTTCAACTCACCAAATAGATCACGCATCATGGTCTTAATAGCGTCAGTGTCAAGTTCCAGCTTCTCGGCCTCCCTCATCAACTTCTTGATGATACCATTGTGCTCGATGATGATATTAGCATTATCATCATCGGTAGGCAGAAGAATATCCATCGTACATTTTATACCTACCTTATCACTAAGTCTTTTATTAAACTCAGTCATATAATCGAAAGCCTGACTTCTGCTTAAAGCACATGTATGATCAAGCAACTGCTTTTGTCTGACATTGACAAAATAGTGACTGGTGTATAACATCATCAAGACCTTCACTCGCTGGATGCGTAGGTCTTGCATAATTTTCCGGTGTAAAAAAGCGTCTAGTTGCATCTACTAAAAAAGTCCCCACCGGGGCCATCACACACCCGACAGGGACCATATTTTAAATATCTTACTCGTCAGGTGATGGACTGACGCCGCAAAGATAAGTCAAGATATTTTATTTAGCAAGGATCATCGGCTTCTTTTTCTCCCGATACTATATTACCTTCGGAAGCCAAAGACTTGTCCTCGGCAGCCTTCGCAGGCGAGGCGGCCCCCGATTGGAGGTCAGACGGGTTGACGAACGGGGTCTCCGCATCCTCGAAGAACGTCTCATCCCTCCTAATACTCATCCTGAACTTAGGAGCTATGAAAGGATCGTTATTAAGATCAATATTGATCGTAACGTCATTCATCAAAATATCCTCCTTGGTCCTAGAATCGCCTATCCATCCTCTTACGTCAGCGGTCATAGGCATCTTGCTAGCGGCTTCCTTGACAGCCTCTAACCATCCCTTGATAACATCCACGTCTCCCGCCAACGGAATCATATATGTCTTGTTATCCAGCCCGGATCTGGCTATAGTGTTGTTAAGATCCATTATATCATCAATACTTACTCCACCACCTAGACCCTCTATAATTCTGTCAGCCATCGATCCGATCATGGAAGAGAATGACGATATATCCTGATTTTTCAATCTTACGGGATATAGATAATTTCTTCCGTTCCCTGTTTTTATAGCCACGACCGGGATACGTGAATTTTTATAATCACCATACTTATCCCTAACAATAGCCGTGCAGAACGGGAATATGTTATACTTGATATCATCCCTCATCGTAACCTCCCCGTTCTCTATATATCCTACACTCTCGACCTTACCAACTGTCTCGTTGGTAAAGTCATTCTCGGATACCATCAACGTGCCATTATCATCACTTATACTAAAATTAGGTCTTCCCGGCAAAACACTGGTGACTGTGCCTACGAACGGTATATCAATCTCGCCAGCGACAGATCCTACATTATCCCTATACAACTCAAAGGCCATACTCCTTAAATCAGCGTTACTTCCTTTTGAATCCGGGTCATTGGCTTTCAGTACCGAGACGAAATTGCCGTCGCTATCCACGATCTTAATAACCATATTATCAACCAGCTCTCGGTAAGCCGACTTAGTCTCATCAGAATTAGGGTCAACGGCGTTAAGGCTATTGTATTTATCATACAATTCCTTGGTATATGGATCTGACATATCCATCTTAAACCTTACGATATTATCCTTACGGAGATTAGCTACGGCTTCCTGATTCACCGACTCGTTGTTAGATCCAAACGTATCACCCGTATAATAAGGGACAATAGATCCATCCTGCCCCTTGCGATACACCATGAACCAGATGGAGGTCGACAAGGCGGTTTGCCGCCCCAATATGACACCGGTAGCGTTCTCGAAAGCCTGAGCGTCATCCTCGCTAATCATCCATCTTGAGTGGTTATCTGACTCTATAACAGTAAATATGTCGGTTCCGTTGGTGAAATCCATCACCCTTCCATTATCAGTATCAGTGGCATCAGATCTTTTAAGCCCAAGACTGTCCATAAACCTGTCAAGTCTCATTCCGCCAACTTCATAATACATAACCCCACCGATCTCTCTCTTCTGAGCCATCAACACCACCGGATTCTGGGCGGCGTTAACTTCCGTCCTGCCGGTGGATGTCCCGGGTTCGCTCTCTGTGAGGACATCACCCATAGGTATGGATTTATCGTAATCCTTGACAGCTATACTTCCGTTATCATACAACCTCATCCATTCCACGAATTGAAGAAGAGGCCCATCGGAATAATTATTGATAATATCAATAGCCTCATTAAGCTTATCCTGATCAATCTCATTGCCATTGTCAGCCTCATTCATAAGATCATTATAAGTCTTTATAGCTTCTTTGATCTGATCCTGATCAAGACCATTGATATTCATATCTACAATATCATCAACAGCGTCCTTGATATTATCATAAATATTATCATGGATCTTCAATCTATCTATTATCGATCTAGCCTTATTGATCCTTGAAATAGGATTATCCCCAAACCCGTTAACTAGACTATCGACACGAGGCTTGTTATTATCATATATCTGTCTCTCCATAGGAGATAAGACATCCTCATTACCGTTCCATATCTTTATAGCTATATTATTGATTCTATCGTCAGAAGGATTTATGATATCCTCATCATCAGGAACCCTCTCGACTATATTACCTTCATCGGTCTTAATCTCGTTCTCCATAGATCTGGCTATCATATGATTATATGTCTTGAACATAAATGCCTCATCCTCCCCTATAAGACCATCTTGGTAAGCCTTGTCTATAGCTTGGTCGTTGGCGTAAAGATCATTGGCATCAGGATTATCAGTATTCCTGAAATCATACTTGCTATCATCCTCCTCATAAGTCTTACCCCATACGTTCGATAATATCTTCATGAACCCGCGCTCCTGCGCCCGGATGAATCTTCTGTCACGCATACGACGAAGAGACTCGTTTATATTCTTATAAGCCACAAGATTATGACGATACTCACTAAGCAATGCCATAGCCTCCTTATAATTATCAACCCCACGGATAGATACGACATTCTCAAAATCAGCTATAGTATCATAAGCCGCCATAAGATCAGCGGCACTGATCCTTGAATCATTTCTATTTAAGAACAACTTAGATATATCAGCCTCTGAGTTAATTAACGTAGTTAATTTCCTCTCCAATGCGATCCTATCCTCTGTTAATTTAAGAAGCCTATCATTCTCCTTGACCAACTTAGCCTTATCAGATTCAAGAGCGTCCTTCGACGCGACACTTTGTTGAAGCCTCAAGATATTCTTCTCCATCCTCTGTATATCATCCGTAAGCTTCCTGAGTTCTTCAAGATCCCTGCTCGAATCAGGATTAAGACGAGAATATATATCAAGAGCGGGGCCTATATCCGTATTGTATATCCTTCTTAACTGATTGGCAATATCGTTCAAATTATCCTTCGCCTCAAGGCCATTATAAGCCATATTGGAGATATAGGCGTTAAACGACCTATTGGATATACCATCGGTAAGGGAGTCGGCGAATCTGTTGGCCATAATGAAATTATCCACCTTCTTATTAAACTCGTTGACAAGATCGGCTTTATACTCATTGACCTGCTCATCCGTCATATTCATATCGGACGCTATATCGCTATTAGGTATAGATTCGACTACCGTCCTGAAATTCTCCTTCGTATCATCCAGCATCCCCATCTCCGAATCATAACGAAGACGATTGAATACGGCGTCACTGAAATCCTTATTTATGATCCTACCATCACTCTCGTACGATGTGTCTATGCCGGATAATTGAGCGTTAAGAGCCATACTGCCACGAATAGCACGGACAGCGGCGGTAGTCAAAGCGCCGGCATTGGTGTTGTAGGCCTCCACCATCCCCTTGTTACGGGACATGTCTTGGCTCCATTCCTTTATACCTCCAAAGGTCTTTCCACCCATAACCGATCCGATAATCATACCGATACCGATCTCCTTCCAGCCTTGACTAGACCCGTATGTTTCCTTGAACCCGTTCTTTATAGCCTCCATATAACCTATATTCTGACGGATAGCCATAGGATTGTATCTTGATTCTACCCAATCCTCGGCGGACTTACTAGCCACTCCCTGAAGACCCTCCTCATACAGACCCTCGGATACCGGACGTTTAATGATATTGAACGTATTCCCGGCTACCTTCTGCCATTTCTTTGGTGTTATGGCTCTTAACATACCGTTATCCATCCTCTCAGCCCCTACGCCAAATATATTGCGTTTTATGAACTTATCCACGCCAAGATCCATACCAAACATATCACCGAACATAGCTATGTTAGACAATGTAAGAATACCGATATTAGCGGCAAATATAGTATTGGCGGCATCGACGTTGTCATTTCTGAACCTCATAAGCTCCTCATACGAGGCTTCTCTACCATAGGCATTTCTGTAAGCCTGCTTGAAGTTTTCCTCAGACTCCATCAACCCACTCCTTGACTCTACCGAAGCCTCCCAAAGCGTTGACGTGCCAATAAAGGTTAGGTTGTCCAAACCCTTGCCTATGCCTCGTCCTATGCGGGCGGCCCTCAGCATGGAGTTAAACCCGCTCTTCGTGGCGGAAGCAGCCCTACCTAATCCAGCGACAGTCGCTCCTATCCTAGCCCCCATACGGGCGGCATTCATAAGACCAGCGCCAGCGAAAGCATAAGACGACAAGATAGCCCCAGCCGTAAATGCAGCCCCCGACAAAAGATCATTTGTCCAGAAATTGGTTGTAAACATACTTTTAAAAAATCCGGCGTCTCGCTCCTCCTTACTGTAATAATGATTAAGCGTATAATCACCACGCTTATCCATATCATCCAACCATCTGGCAAAACTGTTATCATACATAGCTGATAACGTCCCTTTTGTAACAAGCTCCTTTAATCCATAAACAGACTGACCTACTCCACCTATTCCATACAAAGCAGACTTATAAATAAACTTACCTAATCCTCTATAAGTTTTCTCCCAACCACTTTGACTTCTCGATAGACGATCGTCATTATCTATATTATTGATATAATTCTCATATTTAGGAATCCACTCACCTGTTGATAACCTATATCTTGAATCACGAAGATTGATCCTGCTCCCAGTTATATCATAATTACCCTTAGGTATACCTACCTCATTTATCATCTGGAAAAGCGAGTTTCTGGCTCTTACGTCATCATGATAAGATGTCTCTACAGATTTTTTTATACCCTCAACCAATGACGGTATGCTTCTACTTCCTTCCCTGGATAAAACATCATTATCCATATCCGATGAACTACTCATCCCGACAGGAATAGGGATAGAAGAAATATTGTCCCCAGAAAGCATAGGGGATGGAATGGATGGAGTCGGAACATAATATCCCTGATCCCTCATCACATTCCCCATATCATTATTATTATTGCTGTTCATTTTTACCATCTATTTTATCTATGGTCTCTTTATCCAACGCCGAAAGAAGATTGCTAAGGTCAGAATGCTGTTCATTAATATCCCTACCCTTTACAATAACATCCTTATTAATAGCCTCAACCACAGCTTGAGTAAGATACATCTGAGGACACATATTTATGATTTTCATGATATTATCAGCATAATCAGTATTATACTCTAATACCTTAAGCGGTGTCCCAGTCTTTGCTTGACCATGGAAATAAATACCAACTTCAACCCCTCCGGGGAATCCCTTAGCTTTAACATCATACAACTTGTAATTCCTCAAAACCGTATTAATTATCCTAATAGCCCTCTTATTAAGCTCAGATGTAGCTAGATCATTACTTTGAATATCATACTTATCAACCATCCTAGAAGCCTCCTCCGCCGCATTCTCGACAGTAGCGAAAGCACCAAGCGAATTAGCCTGTGCCCATTTCTGGTAAGGTCTATTGGTTGTAGCAGAAAAAGACACAGGAATGATCTTGGATTCATAATCTTCCGATCTCACATTCCTCTCCCTTTCATACAAACTATACCCCATACTATCTAATTCTTCTTTAGTAACTTGAACCGTAGCGATATTCTTTCCACCAGCCATAGCTACCAAATCAAATGTATTAGGATTATCTGTAGGACGAGCATACAATATATAATTATTAAGTCTACTATCTTTATCTTTATTCAAGAAACCGGCTCTCGCCAAAAGCAGACTCTCTAATTTAGCATGCATACGCCTATCCTCTTTAGAAGCGTTGGTAGAATTGGAAAATGACCATGATCTTGGAGCAAACTCATCATATCTTCTTTCATAGACTGTTTTAGAATCCTGAACAGCCTTAGCTATATTACGACCTACATTGGAAGAAGACCATTCCCTTCTGAGCGTAGGGCCATCAGCTCTAGACATATTCTTACCTATGATCTTGATCATTTTATCCCTATTAGTCATATTGGCATCATCACTATTCATTATTGGATTATCTACACGACTATAAGTTTTGGCTATATTATCTATATCATCCAAAGTGAAATTTTCTCCCGAATATCTATTTAACAGATTTATATAAGATCTCATCAACTCCATATTAGCTATAGACCTATCCGTGTAGTTGATGTTTTCGCTTATCAATCCAACTATAGAAGAAACTTTCAAAGCGTCTTCCGGAGAATACTCCCTTCCTCCAATAACCGCTCCATTCTTACCAACATCCCTTGCGTTAACCATACCATTATCGGTATATGTATCAATACCACCAGTAACATAGTCTTGATCTTTGATAGCATCATTAAGGATATTCTTCGTAGCGACATCAAAAGCATTCGTAAGATAATCAACTTCCTCGTCCATTATCTTACTATATTTCTTCCTGTTATCATTCGCCGCCATAAGAGCCTCATACCTACCTACCATTTCTGGTGATGATAACACAGAACTAGACCCGCCACCGTTATTGGTAATCCATGCCATAATATTCTCACTATTAACACCACCTGGATATATAGAGGGATTGTTTTGTATATCGTTCTCTATACCTCGTAAATCAACAGGGTTTAAAGACGATATTAAATCCTTCTCTCCTGTTGATATATTGTTTTCATTCTGAATATACTGATTGTCAAATATATTTTCAGGAGTGACATTAGGCTGAACTTTTTCTAGCTCAATCATAACACCTGAAGAAGCGCCGGGACTGTTACCACCTTCTTTAGTCATTATCTCCCTAAGCTTAAGATTCTGATCTATTTCCTTGGATTTTTGTCTCCATGAGAACTCCCGCTCCTTGAAATCAAGATCTCTTACTTTAAAATAATAATCATCCGCACTATAACTTTCTGATGAATTATTGTATGACCATCTAGCAGATACACCATCAAGAAACTCGTTACGGACAATAAACTCCCCTGCCCTAGCGGGATTCATGTTGTTGCCAATAAAGGATGTAGCTTCCTCCACTAACGCACGGCGCTGCTCCCGAACCTCCTGCAACGAAGCCTCGATAGCCGCCTTAGCGGAAGGACTGGCCTCCGCCCCTTTGAGCTTGGCTAAAAGAACGCTCTCTTCAGCGTCAAACCCAGAAACATATTTATTAACAAACTGTTCAGTAGTCATACCACTAAACATGCTAGGATTGGTCATGGCTAAATACTGTCCCTCTATCTGCATCTGAGCTTTAGCATTCTGAGATATAGACCTAGCCGCTATTGATCTAATTTGAGATCGACTCATCTCATCAACAGTAATATCCCTCATCCTCCCTGTAGGTTTACCATCCACTATTTCAGGAACAGAAAACTTCTTTCCTTTATTAAGACTAACGAAATCTTTCATCATCTTATTCATTTCCTCATTATAATCCGTATAAGGAGTATAATGAATAGGATTCATCCTTGTCCCAACCTGACCGTCATTAGCCCATTCATAAAATGGCAACAAAGCGACAGCCTCATTTATAGCGCTATATTGCTTTGGATTATTGAGTTTCATATCCTCGATCTTCTGCGAGAAAGATCTATATTCCCTAGTGCCGGCAATAGCGTTCAACACACGGGTATCCAGAGCTTCTCCAAGACGAGCCTGTATGCTTCTGGCTATACCGTCGGAAGCCAAATTAGATTTACGATACACGTTATTCACGTCCTGTATCAGCCCATTTAACCTATTCTGAAGATATTCCCTATCCTGAGGTTTTATAATGTCAGAATTGATAATATAATCAGCATACTCGTTTATAGCCTGCCGATTGGTATCTATCTTCTGCTGCATGTACCCCATCCCCTGCATCATGACATCCATGTTGTAGGGCGATACATACTTGCCGTAATTCCTTAATATACTATATTGTGAAGCCATCCTTTATCCTTTCTTGCCTTTAGTTACTTCCTGAGCAGGATATAATCTCCTATAACTCAATATATCTCCTTGAGGATCAGCGATTAATTGTCCATTGGGACCAATCTTTACATCCCCAAATATAGACCTTAATGTATTCATGGTCGTAGCCGTATTCCACTTCTGCTGGATCTCGTCATTTACGCTATCGAAATACCTAGCCCAGTTCTCGTCATTTATAGCCAATCCCTGCAATATACGTTGCTGGTAAGCTTGACGTTGGGCTATATTCTTATCATACGTATCAGCCCAAGTACGGGCGTTTACATTATCAGCCCAAGTCCTTTGAGCCACATTTCCTTGTTCTACCTCATTTATATACTTACCTATATTGGAACTCATGATAGCCTGTAAATTGGATGATAAAGCCCCTCTCTGGGAATCCGGGACATTACCCATCTGATCCAATTGTGATTGGAAAGCACGATTAGCCTCAACCATATACTGATCAGCCGATCTCAACACCGGGTCCACGGTAGGAGCGTAATGTCTTTCCAGACCTTCCGTTGTCACGGCTCCCGGAGTCATCCTGAACACCTCAGGAAAATCAAGACCACCACCTACTATATTCCTGCCTCCATTGCCGCTGTTCGACTTACCGGCATTTGTATTGGTCTTAGGGAGTGTATTGGGGTCAATCAGCTCAGGCATATCCAGTTTAACATCAGGTTCCTCCACATCACCTATATCCATAGGACTGGGAGCCACCTTATGAGGGTCAAGTATAAAATCAAGACCTTCCATTCCTTTCATGGATCTCAATGCCTGCATCTTAAGCATATCCTCCCCAAGTATCTTATTAACGACATCCTTGTTCTTGTCAGAGAATAGTTGGCTAAAATGGGTGATACCAGCATCGTTAAGAGCCTTATGCTGTTCCTCTGTAACAACGTCTAGACCGATCATAGGGCGAGATGTGGTAAACAAACCTAATTTATTGTCTCTCATCCTATCATGATATGCGGCTTTCTTGTCTTCCGGGTAATTACCTTGACTATCCTCACCGCCAAAGGAAACGAGTGTCGTATAATCCCGAAGCGCCTCTGCGTTGGCGATGATCGGGTTCTCCGCCGTGGCCAAGCCCATCCACCCACCAGTAGTGCTGTATATAGCATCCTGAAGAGCCTTGGCGGCAGTAGCCTTCGGAGCGCTCATATAAGCATCATAAGCCAAAGGTATGAACGTCTTATAATACTCCAGCCTCTCATCGGTATTAATACCGCCATAGGAACCATCCTGACCCTGACGTTGATACCCGAACGTGTTATCCTTATTATTGTACTTGTTCTCTACAGGACGGAAAGTAAGTAGGTAACCGAATAAAGAACTACCACCTTTCTCCATCTTCTGACGAATACCAGCCACTTTCTTAAGCAATTCTTTCTTAGCATCGGCTATATCCTCCTCCGTAAGACCGTATTCTTTCATGGATCTGGATATGATGTTATCTATCTCACCACCCTTAGCGAAATACGTATCCTCATCCTTCTTCATCTTCCGGTCTTCCTGCTCTTTGTATATGACATTAGCGAAGTCCGTAAATCTTCCCTCTAATCCATTAACGGTATCGTTGCTATCATTTATAGCCTTAGATAATACGGAGGCGTTTAAACGCCTCGTATTCTCGTCATCTATCTTATCGTTCTTCTTCAGCTTCTCCAGCGCCTTTTTCTGATCATCGTAAGCTGATTTAAGACCGATCTTAGCCTTATACCTGTCCATTAACGTAGCATACGTATCCTTAGGCGTGGCTTTGATCCCATACGTATCTCTGATGTATTTAGCGAAATCCGGCTCTATGGTTGTGTCGTCGGTAATAACCTTCGTTCCCTGCTCCAAGGAAACGGGGGTTCCACCATCGGCGTGCTTCTGCCCCATAGCCTCCATCGGCGCCTCTCCGGGCTGCGTCACGTACTCACCCTTCTCGACCTCTACGTTGGCTTGATCTTCCATCGACTTAGGTAACGGATACAGGTACTCACCGGTAAGGCTTCCGCTATCGAACCTATTATTAGGTCCTAGATAAACACCCCCACCATCCTTGTACTGCATCTGGGATTGCCTTCTTTGTCTGGCCTCACGCTCCTGAGCTAACCTGATATTGGTACGAGTACCTTTCTCTGACGCTATCCCAGAAACCACGTTACGAGCCAACCCCATGATACCACTAATTCCTGAGGCTATGGTGGTTATCGTATTAGCTGTTTTAGCCCCAGTGGATAAATCACCATATCCCTCGCTTCTCATACGCCCTATACCACGACCCATCTGAGTGAATCTAGACCCTATATCATCAGCGCCATAGTAAGGGATGGTGGTAAAATCAAAAACATCCGTCTCGCCTGAACCGGTCTTAGACTTATCAACATCGTTAACAGTTATGTTATTAAGCGTAATACCATTGTCCTGATAATTCTCAGCTATACGTTGCAAACTACCCTTGAAGCTAGCCGGAAACACATTATCCTGATCAAAAGCATTAGCATATTTAGTCCTCAACTGATCTGGAGTATCCAAAGAATATATCCCTAGCGGATTGACCGGCGCGGGTAATCCTTGGTTGGTATTCACCAAAGGTTCTATACCTAACCCTTGTATACCGTCCATATTACCAAGCATATACGACCCGACTTCCCCGGCCTCTTGATATTTAGGTATCTTCCTCTTGATTACATATTTGCCCATATCAAATTAATTTCGTTCTGACACAAAGATAATTTAAAAAAACAGAGACTCATCATTTCACAACGATGAGTCTCTCAGCAAATGCTATTATTATGTACAGAATTAAATTCTTTTTATGAATAATGATCCTATAGCCTTAACCAAATCATAGAAACCGGCAGAACTGAGACCTACAGCCACTCCATATAATAGAGCCTCCCACCATTCACTCCCTATAAGCAATGGAGACACTTTTAGTAGCCACGCTAATATACAAACCAGCATACCTATGACTACGGCGGATAGGACTTTAGCCCACTTATGGGTGTCAATATACGGCACAACCTTAGCTAACTGCGTAGCTGACATCGTAACAAAAGCCATGATACCGGTAAAGGTAGTTAGATCAATGGTGATAGTCCCTTCTGACGGGATTACCTCTTGCGCCATCAAAGCGAACGGCGTCAATAACATAGCAAATAAAAATAACAATCTTTTCATATCTAAAACGTTTAATTACTTCGCAAATATAGCATTAATTCTGAGTTCTGCTCATACCCTTTATATTCAGCATCAACCCCGGTATCATATTAAGCACCAACTGCCTTTTCGCCTGCTCCCTACGCATACGCTCAGCTTCCGCTATCTGCGCCTCTGATTGGGGATCGTTCTTGATGTTATTAGCGATATCCTCTATAGCTTTCCTGTTGGCGCCTGATTGAGCTAGCATCTTATATAACAGGTCTTGACCTTCCTTCTCCCACCAGCTATCCATGGAAGGACGGGAAGCCAAAGAAGGATCGACAGGGGCTACCGTCTCAGGTACGGGCTGCTGACCTCCGTCTCCCGTGCCCGAATCCCGCTGCCCGAACTCGTATCTCATTGGCTCGTTCTCCGGGACACCATACCTATTAGCGAACATATCAGCGAACTCAAATCTCTTCTCATTTCTTAAGGTCGATCCAAGAGGCCTACCGTATCCTTGATTCCATGCCACGGTAGCGTCCTTGTAGTTGACGGCGTTATCGAAATCCGATTTAGAATACATATAGTAATTATATACATTACCTTGAGCGTCCTTGTCAAAGAACTTGCCTTGATTGATGTAATTCCAACCTAACCCCGGAACCTTGCCCTGATACTCATCCACGAGATAATCCAGTTGTTGGGTTAATGTCGGCTTCTTACCATACCTACGTTGTAACTCTTTCTTCCTCGGTCCAAGCCATTGCTGGATACCAAAGTCACCGGCGGCTCCTAGGGCTTCGGTGTCCCCTCCGGACTCGGCGGCGATATTCGACAGGATACCGATAGCCTGTGTTTGTGGTATACCCTTCTTATCCGTCAGATAATCCCATATCTCATCATATACAGCTATTTTACTATCCCCTGATCTACGAGGATCAATCACATACTTGCCAGAACCATAAGAGCGATTAGTATTTACAGGGCCTCCCTCTTCTTTCTCCTCCTTATCATCAACCAGCATAGTAGAACCAAGACCTACATAATAATCCAAATCCTCATAAATACGGTTGACAACTTTCTCGGCTATATCCTGAAATTTTTTCTTATCATCCTTATCCGGTATCCTTTTCTTTATCCCTCTCAACGTCTTACCTAGATACTTGGTGAACACGTCATTTGGGATGCTCGCATAATCATCCAATTTATCAAATATCCTACCATAAATACTTGACTCCCAAGGATTGTCAAACACATTACCCTTCCCAACTATCCCCATTTTGTAAGAAGGAGCAGATTTAAGAGGGACACCACCGGTAAGGATATCAAATTCTGGATGGGTATCATCTAGAGGTTTATCATCAAGCTGTTTATAATATATAGGAGATTGACCGGATATCACACGATCAAGATCAGATCTATACATCTTTCTTGTTATATCCTCTATCTCTCCTCCATCTTGCTTCTCTTCGATTTTCTCTCCCCATAGCCCATATTTCTCCATGGGCCATATGCCGTCTATGGCATCCACATAACCAACGGGATACTCCCCGTCCAGACGCCGGTTTCGCCGCTCGTCCGCCGGGTACAGGGCGTTGGCCAACGGCTGCGTGATATGACCCAACCCCTTATCCTTAGAACTCGACATAGCATCCACCACAGTCCGATATACAGGTCTTAATTTCTCAGGTAGATATAATCCCGCCTCATCAACCAACTCACCGATCTTCTTATTTATACCCCTGAGGCTGAAATTATAATTACCCATACCGTTATTCAACGGGGACAATGTACCTCTTATCCCATTCATGCCTTTAACTGCGGCTCCTCCGCTAAGGATATCAAACTCCGGGGACACGTTTCTCAAAGGACTATCATCCATACCTCTGAAATACATAGGACGCTCGCCATTGACAACCCGGTTAAGATCCTCCTTATATAAATCCTTTATCCACGATGGGATTTCCTCCGGTTTATTCTTCTTAGACATATATTACGTTTTTCACAAAGATAACCATAATATCATAAGCCTAAAAACACGAAACGGGTACATAATAAATCATGTACCCGTTTATACGCTAATGCATGTGATAAGCAGCCAAGGCTCCTTTAGCTTTCTCCTTAGACTTGTACTTAGCCGGCCATAATTTACCGGTCTTGTTACTGATCACTCGCCAATCACTCCCTACTTTCTTGATACATCCTGATTTCGGGCATTTGCCCTTCTTTTTACTGCTAGTTTTCCCTGCTGCCATAACATCAAATATTTAAATTACAATAGTACTTACCTCATAAGTATCATAATTAATTTTTATCTTACTCATTTTTGAAGAATTCGGATCAAAAAATACCAAATAAGCGGCATCATAAATATAACTTGCTATGATATATGAATTAAAAGCCGCCGTAAAACCGGAGCCAGATATCACTCGTGAAAGATACATATGATAATTATTTAGAATATAACTTTTTATATCATCATATTTTGATTTGGTTATAGATGATACTATATCAATAGTACCAGGTTGTAATAGATAACTTGATATGTCTATACCTCTTATATCCTGATATAACCCATTATCCATCAATGCTTTATTCCCAGTCCCTTTCAACTTAAGATGAAGCTGATTATCAAAATCTATATTATCTTCTGTATTCCTAAAAGACCTTACAATAACTATCTCAGTGTTATCTGATGATGCTATATTTAAAGAAGAATTACTATATTCAACATTCAAATTAGGGTAAACAGATATAGATATATCTACAAATCCCATATTAAAGGGATTATTTGAAGCGCTGATATAAATAGTGATACAATCATTCCCTTGATCATTAACAACCATCAAATCATTAATATTCACGCCACCTAACGCTTCCACAAAAGAATTGTTAGGTCTTATCATCCTGGCATTGGACGTAGAACTACCATCAAACAACGACTTTATAGTATTATATTGAGATTGAGGCAAAGTAGTAGATTGATCTACTGCAAGCTGTGAGATGATAGCTAAAAAAGCATCCTCATCATCACTTTTAGCTACTGCGTCCTTCCACGTACCATCACCACAAAGGAACCTACCCTCATCCCCCTTAGCAGGAGCCGGCACCAATCCCGAAGCGCCAGCCTCGGACGCCGTGGCGCCAACCATATCCTTGACCTTATCAAGTCTACTGTCTATTTGATTACCATCGTACTTACCAATAAAATCTTCCATATCGTTTTAATATACAAGGGAGAGGCGGCAAAATACCCCCCCCCCCTATATGTTAATAAATCAATAAACTTTCTCATCGTTACTAAACCAACGAACTATCATCTTGAACCGGCTCTCAATGTCATTCACGAACCTAGCCAAGAACCAATCGCCACGAAGACGATCCCGCCACCTCCGATGATAATCGACAGCTCTAGGGTCGATCTTCCGGTCAATATCATTCACGTCCTTGATCCATACCGGGAGGTTATTAGTATCGTCTTTGACCTCGTTAAAATAGTCATTTATATTTATCTTCTGATCAACCTCCGTCACCAGTATCTCACGGCTATCGTCATTGGTTACAGGATACCTTAACCGCTGGCTCATATCGTTCTTATCGGCGATAACCATCCGAAGCTCACCGCTGTTGTTGGTATCGTTATAAAACCATGCCTTATTGAATCCGGTAGTCCTAAGAATTTGATAATTAACCTCATCCTGATATCTTCTGGCATCCATCCTATATTGGTAGTTCGTGAGGATCTTATTCACATACTGCTCACGTACCGGTACCTCTATAACGAACGGATATAGCTTACCGTAAAATACTTGATACGATTGGTTGGTCAATCCATGAGACCATAACCCTATCTCCTGACTTTCACTTGAGTAGTTCTTTCCAGACTGGAAATAATGCTGGTGCTCGATATAATAATCAGGGGTGTAGGATAAATATGATTTCCACTCACCCTTCAGGCAGTTATATCCAACGGTGAACGAGACGTCCGTGAAATGGCTGGCGTCCTGTAGCTCCACCGCCTGCCCGTTCCTGTAGAACCGGCCGCCACGGAATTGGTACTCGCTCGGATTCCCTACCGGTATATAATCTTTCTTGGTTATCAGAACCCTCTTAAACCTATTATCCCAACCCATGGACAACCCTATACCAAAAAACTTGTTATCAATATCATAATAAGACAACTCAGCGTCCGTATCAGCGTTATATATCCGGCTACGGATGATCTTCATCTGAAGATGCTCCTTAAACCAGTTTCTAAGCCCCGGTGTGACCTCCGTAAGATTCCTACCATTAGAATCTACCTTAAACACCTGACCACGCCTTAAATCGACCCAAAAATGCCCAAACTCGCAACTGATCATATCCCGACTCTGGGTCCCGGAATATCCTAACGTCGTATTATTATACTCAATGCCACGAGAGGCGAAAAGCCCACCTGTCCCTAGCTCGCTATTCTCCGGGGATATTCTCTCCGCCAACACGTCTATGGCGTTATATAACCCTACCTGATTCTCGAAGCGAGCCAGTATCTGATCCGACTCTATCCCTTTCATGCTTATAAGTTTCCCGAAAGAGGTCTTGAACTCATGGTAATCCATAGGCTTGTACGACAGCCAAGGATCGGTCATGCCGTTCTCCGACACGTCGGCGGTGCTCCATATGACGCCGTTGGGTCTTTGGTAAGCGCAGTCCCAAAAATTGCTATCATACGTCTCTGGTAATGACCTTCCGCCTAGCGTAAAACGATTCTTATACACAGGACTTATCTTAAACACATTATCCCTTGATATAGGGACATTACGCTCCTGAGTCCATGATATATAATCCCCTACCTCCGGATAGAACCCCTCGTAAGGCTCAGGCCCGGCTATACGGAAATTGCAATTGATCTCAGACTCCACAAGAAACTGAGGTATGCCATAGAAATATAGGAAGAAACGACCGCTAAGATACATATCTCCGGTCTTGCAAACCATCTCATAAGCGCTCTTCCGGCTAGGGAAAGAGTATAGCGATCCGGTATCCGTATCGGTCTTATTAAGATAATCCTCCCCGGTATCGTAATTGACGAAATAACGGGGATACCCGATGTTTCGATAATCGTAATAAGGGAATGGTATCATGTCCCCCTGACCGAACTGAGTCAAGTAAAACATAGGCATCTTCCTCTTAAGCGAGAATCTTGATATAAATACATCACCTCCAAAAACAGGTTTACGCTTATCCTTATCCATCAACCCGCAACCGCCTAACGATACCCACCTGATATCCTCTATCTGCCCGTATTGAGCCGGAGAATATTTCTTTATCCTCATATAGGGGCAGGATACGAAAGATTCACGTGTCATAAAATGAGGCGTCATACCAGCTACCTCATCATTACGAATATTACATTCATCCTGAATACGGCTGGTATCGTAACTTGAAACCAACTCCGGATATTCAAGCATATATTTATCCATACCAAATGACATGAACAATGAATGCTCACGATCGAGGTTGTTTATGATAATAGGCTTACCGCCTACGGTCTCCCCTTGCGAAGAGATATCTGTTACCGGATATAATCCGCTCTTGATATATTTAGCCGTTGACAATCCACGTAACTCTGACTCCCCTATTTTTTGGTAAAATAAATTATAATGAGCGACAGAAGTATAATAATAAGCATAGTTCCGTCTAGGTCCCCTATCTATCAATGCCGTTAACCACTGATACCTGTACTTGCCTATATCCACCACGGACTGGGCTGTGGCCTTGGCGATACCTGTAGCCAGACGGATAGCCGTCAGCGCTATGCCGACAGGGTTGGCTAAAAAGAACACGCCTCCACCGACATATTGCTGTGAAGCCGACTGATATGTATACTCAGCTATAGCGGATATTAAATTAGCCATAGCCTCCACCGTAGCCAATGATGTTGCCATACTGTAAGCCTTACTCCCTAATATCGTCCATTTAGGGTGATCCTCCACCTCCCTGAATATACCGGAGGATTTACCTAATTGATAACCATCAACAAGGCACTCGGTGGGAGCGTCAGGCTTGTTAAAGGCAATATCAGGACTTAAGAATGAATACCAGATATTACCCTTCCTGTTAAACGGATGCGTTATAAATTTCTCACGATTAATATCCTTATAGATATACATATCATCAGACAAATCGTTGTAAGGGTAATTAGGATAAAGGTTAGCCGATCCGTCGGGATCATCGTACTTAAACATATCATAAGCCAGACCGGTCCCGATAACGCTCTTATCCAACGTCCTATCGCCCCTATACAACTCATATCCTATTATAGAATCTCTTCTAGCCTTATCTATAAGACCATTCTCTACCGCTATATCCAGAAACTCATTAACGATATCGTCATCAAGCATCACCCCCATAGGATAAATATAGGAGTCAACTCCATATTGACCGGTCAGTTGAGACGGATTACCCATAAAAGGAGCGACAGAGTTATCCGGAAACTTGTAATGACGTATAGGTCTCTGACAAAACGTGGTTGACGTATTGGGGTACTCAGCGTTATCCCCATTACCGGTGAAATAAGACTTACCCCCAACGGATCTAGGAGACCCATAGTATTTCGTCAAAGAATCTATTATGTCCTTCCTCTTTGATCCTCCCGATGATATCCCGATCTTACTTGAATCATACAACTCAAAATTAGCCGGATACTTATTGGTAGACTCCCAATATCCGAAATCACCGTACTGATATGGTCTGGGAGCGCAGTCAGCGGGTTTATCCCCACATGAGATACATTTCGCCTCATAGGTAACGAATCTCCTTAATTTCAATTCTTTTGTGAAGAAGAATACGTATTTCACCTCCAGTGGCCGAATGCCAAAACAGAACGGGGCGGGGAAGATGGCGGTGCCGGCCGTATAGAATCCGGCAAGCTCCTTCATGTCCTGCCTCATGGCGAAACCGGTGAAGAACACGCATACCGCAGGCTCGATGCAAACATATATCTTATGGAAAGTAGTCTTGTCATCATTCCAGAACAAGTACTTTGGCATCATAAATATCTTATGATCCACGTAATTCACTATAACACCTTTCTTGGCATCATTAGCCAAAGGATTAGGAGCCACGGTACCTTCCTTATCCGAGAAAAACGTTATACGAACCTTATTGTATGATGATGAGTCGCCGATCGGATAATTATAGTTACCCATCATCTCTATATACATAATACCGTTATCAGGATCGGATAAACCACTTATGTATTTCTCGTAATCCAACTCCACCCATCTGGCGTATGAGGATACATGTGGATAGAACTTGAAATAAGTCAAGTTGCTTCTACCGAACCAATTGGTCTTGGCATCAATATCATTCTGCACAGACACACGACCTTCCCAATCAGTAGTTATACCGGTATTAAACTTAGAATTATCACCATCGCCAAAAAGACACATGGCGTTCTCGATACCAAACTGACTCTCGTATTGGGGGAAATAAGCCTCCATCGTATCCATTAACTGATCAAGCATCGCCTCTGTATGATGCTTACCTTCCCATCCTGGATATTGGTACAAATACGTGCACTTACCCAATGACCTACCTCCTTGGAATGTAGGAAGTTGAACATCATTAATAGTAGGATTCACGTGAGGATCACCTACCGAACACCCATTAGTACATATACCCTCATCATATAACTGCCGGACATTAGACATATCCTGGCACAAGACCAAGGCTGAGGAGTCTATATCAGACGGGAATTTATCCTCATCCTGACCATCCAGCCATTCCTGAACCAGATCTATGATATTCTTACCTCCACTGGAGTAATTATCGAAATCACACAATACAGAGAATTTCCTTTGTGACTCGGCGTTACTTTGTATTAAGGTGGTAGGCTCGGTCTCCGTATAATCACTAGCCAGCTTATACGTAAAATCAATCCTAGAATCCACCAAAGAGTTTTTATCCAATATAGTCCTGGTCTCTATCCTCTCGATATCATCACATCCATTAGGGAAATCGGGAGCCTCTATACCGTCTTGATCCTCCGGCAATGATATAGCAGCGCATAACTCGTCGGTAATACCTACATTAGATTCTATGATATCACACAGGTTCTCTATATTATCAGCGATATAATCAATAGCATCATCTACCGTAACATCTTCCCCCATCGTATTGATAACGAATTGGGTCTCTCCTACCGTGGCATATTCCTGCTCTACATATCTGAATTGCTTGACATCTAGCTGATTCTTGCATTCTCCTCCAAAATCATCAAATCCCCAAGACGGGTCGTTTATGATCTTTGCCGTATTCTTGAACTGCCAAAGACGACGGCGGCTGTTCCCCGCGCACTGCGGGTTGTTCTCCAGCACCGACGCAGCCGACAGGTCGTCAGAGTTACCGTCCTCATCAACGATAACCTCCATCTCCTCCCTTGTGGCCGGACGAGGGATAAGCGGGAATCTAGCCGTCCTGTATCCTGTATTGGTAAAGAATCTTATACCCAACGGATATACCTCGTCACGCATGAAAGAGGCGTATTTAGAGCAAGCCACACCGTCTTTATACAGATTCTCCGTGGCTATCGATGTCTGCCATTTAACGAAATGACCCAAGAAATTAACGACCGGTTGAAGATTCCATTCATTCTCCACGGTCAAGCCGTATTGAAGAAGACGATTCCCGACAGACGTCATGCCTCTGGCTGTCTTATATACCGGTATTTCCTTGGATAACTTCTCCATGGTCGTACGCTCGCTATACTGATCCGTAAGGTAATAGATGGTCCTTTCCGTTATCGGATGTATACCTTCTATGAAATACTCAAGAACCGGGCTTTGCTCACCATTAAACCCAACCGTGTTCTGTATAACGCCTATCTTATAATGAGATACCTGCTTATCTATATTAGACACGGTAAGGCGGATACCCATGTTGGTTGACTTACCCCATAAACCATCGCGGATAACCATATCTTGACGATCGAATAACATGATTGGGTTGGTCAATGAGCAATATCCGGTCTTCTCAATCCCGAACTCATCGCACAACGCCACGCAGAACTGGTAGGTCCCGGCACGCAGGCTTCCCCCGAACTCCACGACCTCAGGCTCCACGCACGGGGCCGTCAGCAACGGGAACACCAGCAGCTTCTCGCAGGCCAGCCTACACCTCTCTATTGGCTTGTCATCCCCACATGTCTTATACCCATGGTAATGATACCAAAAGTCACCATCATCATCCGGATTAAGAGCCTTATCGACCATAACATATCGCTGGGGATTATATCCATCGGTCCAGTATATCACCTTCCCACATTTCTCATCCTTGATCTCTATATCGAAAATCGGGTGATGAATGGAGAAGTTAAGACAAGGGTCATCGGTCCCATCCTCTATCAACACCTCCATCAAATCACATATCTCATCGAAACGACCATCCGACTCCTCAAGTCTCTCGCCAAGGATACGATGAATATCTTTCCCTGATCCTGCTAATTGATCCTCTACGGTCTTGACATAATCCAATGACCTCATGAACGTGATCTTAGAGGTATTGTTATCAGGATTCACGAGAAAGAAATAAGTATTATCACCAGCTATATCATTCTTATACCCAATAACCTTATAGCCATCGAATCGCTTGCATAAAAGGGTGCTAGGCTCGTTCTGAATCTTAATCTGACTCCCATCGTCACCCTCTATGGTAGCGTTCAAGGCGAAACTGTACTCAGACGGGGATAGGTCCTGTGGATGCTTATCCCTGTTCATCCCGGAATCGGGAACCGCTATGTTAGAGTTATTTTGCACGATCTTATCTTTTTCGCAAATATAATAAATCCGCCAGATAATCACTTATGTGGCGGATTCTAACAAACCGTACGTATTATGCAAAACATTCAAATCGCACAAAAATAGAAAATCCTTCTGACTCTCACAAGCCAGAAGGAAAATCTAAACACTTTGCAACGTTTACCTCTAATGAAAATACAAAAACATAATAATTATGGATTTTTCCCCATGTAGCTTGATTGCTTATCGGCGTCCTCTACGGATATGTAGAAGAACCCGTTAGTCACGTATCTCTCATTGACATCCACAAAATCGGTAGATCCTTTGTCTATTCCTCTCTTCGATCCCTCGTCGCACACGGCCACCAGACTATTGAAATCATTGGAATAACCAACGACAACGCCATGTATGTCACGATTCCGAGGATCGAAAACATATCTCATCCTACATCTATCATAAGCCAATTCCAGAGGACTTTTGTTTATCTTACCATCAAACCCTATACCTGTGGTCAAGGCGATAATACTTCTTGATATATCGCTCATAGTAGTATCTTTTACCGGCACCTTAGGCATAGAAACGCCTTCCATGACAAAATCCAATGCCTTATCTAAAAGCTCGTCGAAATCATCATCCCGAACATAATCCTTGAACACCTCCAATATATACAACCGGACATGGAGTTCGTTATTGACATCATTTAATGCGATCATAATGCTAGTTTTCGGCAAAGCTAGATTATTCCCACGCAATAAAAGATCAAACATGTCATAAGTAAAGGACTAAAAAACAAAAAAACTCCCCCATCCTCACGGACGAGAGAGCTGATAGATATTTGTATTATGAAAAAGAACAATCACTCACCTATTCTTACAATACAGTCACGAGATTCCTTGTTATAAATCATCGTGCCCACCTTAGAATACGAGGTTCTTATATCCTGCCAATTATCCTCTCCGTGGGCGGATACATTGGTCGGGGCATCACCGGTATAAACCTCCTCGCCTCCGATATTGACAAAATCATATCCACGTTTCTCCATAGAACCGCCCTTATATGCCGTGAATTTGATAGTGATATTACCTTTCTCACGACCACCATACCAGTTACCGTATATACTGCATCTGATCTCAAGAGGTAATTTATCATAATTATCACCATCCAACAACGGTCCCATCTGGATCAAAGCTGCCTCATTACCCGATTCCATGTTATCACCACCATGGATGAGATAATCACCTACCCGTTCCTGCGTGGTCTGGTACTGTTTACTCCAACCAACCAGCTTGCCATCAACATCCGGGAGGCCGGTGTTATCGAAACCGGTAGCCGTGTCAAAGTCAATGCCGTCCTCGTCAGCCCAGATATACCTAAGCACTAGGTAGTCGAACTCCGGGATAATAACCACCGGGACCGACTCCTGTCTGCACACGAACGTCTTCTCCTCCTTGGTGCCTTCTTTTATAACCTTGTACGTAGCCTGACGTATCTCTCCAGTCTCATTGATATCAGCGGTAACCCTAACCTCAGCAGGGCCGGTACCACTTGTCTTATCTAAATGTATCCAATCAGCCATATCATCGTATTTTGTTAAATAAGTTTAATATACTTATCAAAAGCGTTGGGCCACATACGCCCATAAGACAACATCCTCCTCCTGTTATCTTCAGCCAGCTCCCGATAATCATTCAAGGTAATCATCGACATCTTAAGCTCTTTCATAGCCCTAGCGAACTTACCAGGCTCCTGCTGAGCATATAATTTATAAGCATCACCAGCGCCTTGTATCAAGCCATTCACAGCGGCATTCTCGAAGATCTTCATCTTGATATACGTCTCGACATAATCCTCAAGGTATCCTAACGCCGTTTCAGGTATATATGGGAGACCGTCATCATCCTTGGGTGTAGCACGATATATGATGTAAATAAATCCATCAAACCCGGTATACATAGTATTGCCGGATATAGTTATATCATAATTATCCCAATCGTACTTATCCCGATATTTGTCGGCGGCGCAATCACGCCTCAACCCACGACCTATGGATAACCTTACGGGATGATGGTAATGGAAGCGAACCTCGTGAGACCCGATATATATCTTCTCCGTAATCGTCTTCTCAAATTCCTCCTTACAACACTCGGTGCAGGAGTTCCAACGGAACCCACGCTCGGTGCGCTCGACCCAGCCGATCTCGTGTTGGAGGTCAGCCTTAGCCTTGTCGCCGCCCGGAATCTCACAGACAAGAGGCTCACACCTATAGGCATCAAGCATGTCGAAAAAATCGGAAGGCAATACCGCCTGTTTGTTGCTGGTCTTGACAACCGCCTCGGACATGACCGCTATAACACCCCCGAACCTTTTCAAGGCGATCTCAGCCCACCTATAAACAGATGAGGTATCTATAGCCCCGCTATCGTCGTATTTATGTAAATCGGCCTTAATCTCGGCCAATAAGCCTTTTATTGTCATATTCAAGTCTTTTGCACAAAGATATGTATTTGAATCCGTGATACAAAAAAAATCCAGTCTACCCTCACGAGCTAACTGGATCACAAAAACTTCTACAGCTTATAAACCCATTTAACTCCAAATACCTTACTCTCCGACTCAACCTCCCGGTACAAGAACTTATACCTCCTACCTGATTCCATAGCCAATCTACACTCCTTATTCAACGCCGGAGAAACATAGAGATGGAAATACTTGTTCCGAGGCATAAAATCAATACATGTATGGACATAAGAATATCCACCAGTTCCACGTCTGTTAATAGTACCGGTAAGCTTATTTAGATATATCTTACGATTAGGATTGATCTTATGGCACAGATAACCGATGTTGTTTATATAAACCCCACCCTCATTATCCAGATACTTATCACGTATGACCTTCCATATCAAGGACTGACATTCGAGAATATCATTCTTGTCCACAATCGTATGTTTCCTTCTCTTACCGTTCTTAGACATAATAGATCTATAAAACCGGAGAAAGTACTGATCAAGTATTTTAAATGACTTTGTTTTCATATCGCAAATATAACAATTTTGCCCTTATTCAAGAAATATTTGATGGTTTTGGTGTGAGTGTGATGGTGACAAGGCCGCCCTTACCGCCGCGGCACAGGCTTCAGCTAACGCAATCGCGCAGGAAAAAGCCAACGCTTTGGAGTGTGATTGCCCCAAAACGTGGAGCGCTAACGTAGTATCATCTGATGGAAGTGGTAAGACGATAAATTATACCATACAATACAACAATCCATGCGGATTCGTACAATCATCTAGAATGACCATAGGATATAAGAAAACGAATGGATCTTGGGAATATGAGACCAGAATAGTACCTATTCCTTCTGGATCTGGAACTTTCTCTGAATCTACAACAACCAATTATGGAATATCATCAGGAGCTTATGCTTATTATGAAGATGGTCAAGGGAGTGGATATTGTTGACAATAAAAAAAAGGAGAGGCTTATATAGTCTCTCCTTTTTGTTACGATTAGATGAATCTAAGATCTTTCCTCCTAGTATGATTCAATATCCTACTAATATGTCTTGTACTTAATCCCGGTCTTTCCTTTATCTTATCATAGATATAACCCTTGGATACGTAAGCCGACATATCTCCTAGATCCTTTATAATCTTGTCATACATATCATGCACTTCATTATATCTTATAATAGAGCTATCTCTCATCCCTCTTTCGCCTATACCGTCAACTATGGCGTCATTGAAACCAAAGAAATTGATTATTGATCTTATTAGATTCATGTTATTGAATTTTTTGTGTTTTCTTATTAATATCCATATCCGGGTTCTCATCCGTAGGGACCTGCAATTTGGTCACAGTCTCCCTTAATGTTTCGGAAACCACATATTCAAGAAGTTTGTCTGGGCATATGAAATCATAATCCCATTGAGATGTACATGGCTTATCTTTTTCAGCTCCACACCCGGATAACTCTAAAGCCGCTTTTCTATCCAAGGTAATAAGATCTACGTTTATAGCTTCTATGTTAATATCTGGTATATAGATATAACCATCATTGACATAGTAATAGTATTGATCTATATTTCCGTATTTACGTTCCTTATTGTTCGCATATTTTCTCAATGATATGGAGGTAAATATAATATCATCCATGATATTTGATACCTTAATGATAGCCGGACCTATACGGGTATATATCATATCGGGCAATCTTTTCTTGGATCTCATAAGTATCCTGCATAACTTAAACTCATCAAAGCAACAATCTACCTTACGAACCCTCTCCATTTCCATGCAATTAATATGAGTATACAGCGATTCCTCACCGAACAAGGTTCCATCAGCATACTTCTGGGCTATATAAGACCTTGCTTTTTGCCTGCCTATGGACAATATCCATCTTCTACTGACATGAGCGTCCTTATTGATGGAGTTCATATCATTTATGATTCTAGATACAAATTCTGAATTTTTCATATTTATGGTGCAAGGAAACCCACAAATCTTTAGTTTGTGGGAGGAATTGCGCCCTGCTCGCTTTAAAATTAATACTAAAATACTGTTGTCTTTTTCAAATAAATGATTTACATTTGAGGCATGAAATTGACATTGAAAATAAAACTCCTTCCAAGCGAAACTCAAAGCAGGCTGCTTCTTGATACCATCAAGGAGGCGAATGCTGCGTGTAACCGCATATCCGATATGGTGTGGAAGGATAAGGTTTTTACTCAATTCAATATACATCATCATTGCTACAATGAAATCAGAAAGGATTTTAATCTGTCTGCACAGATGGTGGTCCGCTGTATCAGCAAGGTGGCAGATGCTTACAAGCTTGACAAGAAATCCAAACGGAACTTCAGGGAACTTGGCTGCATCAGTTACGACAGCCGGATATTGTCTTATTCCGAAAATGCGGTTTCTATCTGGACCATAGGGAAAAGACAACGTATTCCGTTTGTATGCCACAACACAAACTATCTTCCATACATCAAGGGGGAAGCTGACCTTGTTTCCAAAAAAGGCAAATTCTTCCTTTTCCAAACGGTTGAAGTTCCGGAAGAAGATGTGGAAGACATTGAGGAGTTCATCGGACTTGATTTCGGAATAACCGATATTGTAAGCACGTCCGAAGGTAAGACCTATTCTTCTGACACACTCAACAGATACAGGGAAAGACAAAGAATGATACGTGGTTCCATTCAATCCAAAGGCACAAGAGGCAGAACAAGGCAGTGCAAGCGTGGATGTGCCAGACTCTTGAAACGGCTTAAAGGGAGAGAAAGAACTACCGCAACGATAATCAACCACACTATTTCCAAGCGTATTGTTGCCGAAGCCAAGCAAAGAGGCGTTGGCATAGCCATTGAGGACTTGAAGCATATCCGCCGGACATCCAAACGGAGAAACAAGACCTTCAGGACAAAACTCAACTCTTGGAATTTCAGCCAGCTTAGGGAATTCCTTGCTTACAAGTGCAGACTTTCCGGTGTGAAGTTGATTGTAGTTCAACCGGAATATACTTCTCAGACTTGTCACAAATGCCACCATATCGGTATAAGAAGCAACAAGTCTTTCAAGTGCAATCATTGCGGTTGCGATATGGATGCGGACATCAATGCCGCAAAGAATATCGCTCTGCTTGGGGCTGTAGTAAACCAGCCTGAAAAATCGGGTATGTTGTCTTGCGCTCTGCATACTTCTGCTTAGGTTTAAAGCTCATAGGTCTTTAGCCTATGGGTAGTTTACATGCTAAATACTGAGGAGGGGATATACCCCTCCGGTTATTACTTCTTTTTCTTAACCTTGCCTCCACATTTCAGTTGAGGTTTCTTTTTCTCGGAGACCTTGCCTCCATTAGCCATTTTCTTTTTCTTACTGCAAGCCATAACACTATATTTTAATATTACTGTTACAATATTAGCTATTTAAATTGACAATAAAATAAATAATACTAATGAAGCTCCAATTTACCGCCGCGGCACAGGCTTCAGCTAACGCACTCGCGCAGGAAAAAGCCAACGCTTTGGAGTGTGATTGTCCG